ATCTTACCAATAGTCACATTATCCATAACAGACATGTAAACTTTCTTAAACTCCTCAGGATTAGTTTTAATATAAGTCGCATGTACAATATCACGACTACGACCTTGCAACAAGTCAATATTATCCTCACTTAAACCAATATTGGACGCATTAAACTTACGCAGAGTATGTGGCCTGAGGAAACGATAACTACCCTTGAAACCAAAGTTTAACTCATCATTAATATTGTTAAAATGATAAGTAATTTGCCTTGTTGTGAAATCCCATAAACTATCACTAAATTTCAAGTTCTTGTCTTGCTCTTCACAAATCTGCAACCGTAACAGTAACCATTCACTGATTGCATGTGCTGCCTCAGGTGTGCAAAAAGTATAATAATTCTTTTTGGTTTTCTGCCTGTACAAGTAGAATGTCGGGACAACTGGTTCAATACTACCATAAATTTCCTCAATGATTTCATGTAATGTTTCACTGGTATAGTATCCTGCACAAGCATTAATGAAATCACCAACAGTCATATTAGCACATTCAGTTCTGCCGGTCCCAGATGATGCCATGAATAAGATTAATGAACCGACTCTTATTCCAGCAACTTCAAAAGCCATTCCGATTTGTTTTTTTGTAGGTAAATCAAAATATGTGGTTTCGATTTTATCCTCAGATTGTATCGGTGGCATTTTTGGGAGTTCAACATCAAAATGATTATAGATTGTATATATGGATTGCATATGTGCTTTTATGGTGCTTGTTTTCAGTCTTGTTTCTGTTTGCAGATGTGTTCTGAATTGCAGTAATCTGTTTTTGATGCTTCGGCGTCTTTTTTTGATTTCAATGTTGTTTTCCTCATCAATGGCCTCATTGATTAAGTCATCAAGGGTCATATCGTAGTATTCTGTGTATTTTTTGATTGTGCTGCGGTATCCCTTGATGGTTTCAGGTTGCAGATTTCGTTCTGTTATAAATCTTTCAAAGTACATATTTTATCAGCTCTATCTTTTTTTTATGTACTTTATGATTTTGTATGTACTAATATTTAAATATTCATATATTGGAATTATCAACACTGAATATTTTTAATACAAATATACACTATTGAAGATTGTATCTTATATGACTCCTTGACTTCTGCAAGTGGTAAATGGACTATCCCATCAGGGGTAACAAGTGAATATAGTTCTGATGGTTGGAAAATGTCTGCAAATGCCTATAAGCAGATTAAATTAACCGAGAAACTCACAAGTGCTTGTAGTGTTGAATTCACCATTTCCGATTATTATGCTACTAATTTAGGTTCATATCCACCAGTAATTGTATACCAATACACTAATGGTGAAACCACACCAAATCAAGTGTTACTGATGTTATGGAATGCTACATCGTTTGATGCACTTGGAACAAGAATAAATCATGCATTAATCAAAGGAGGAGTCTATAAGATAGAGTATACTGATTCTACAATGAAATTATATGAAAACGATACCTTGTTGGCTTCTGCTTCCAATGATGTGGGTTTACCTACACGATTTGAGTACCATATGGGAGCAAACGGCAGATATGCAATCTACAAGGATTTAAAGGTTAAACCATTATAACGGTTTAATCTTCAAGTTCTTTAATTGGGAATCTCCTTGACTATTCAATAGATATAGTTTTGTTAGTGACTTTGTTGATGTTTGTGTAGTAGTTCCATCTGTCAAGGTTGCTACACCATTCTCATAAGTCATACTGTAATTATAATCAGTATTTGTTTCTGTTATCTGATTAAAGACACTTCCGAAGAATTGGACATTTGCAGAATTGGAAGAACCTTTACCAATAAATGTTCCACTTGATGACTGGAATCTGAAAAATGCAACAGATGGGTCAATTAAAATATTAGTGGAGCGAATTGTAAAGTCTAATTGAAATTCAGATGGCAATGAGTAGTTAATTGTAACAATTCCACTAACACTTTCCCAATACCTTATACAATCTTCAACAATGTATCTTTCTGATGAAAAAGTACCACTAAAAGCGTAAAAACCAATATCACCAACACCACCGGAATTATACAATTTATCCGCCTTACCAGTACCATCAGTATTAACAATATCAATTAAATTATGAAAGACATAAGTTCCAGATGCAGAAATAACACTTGAAAAATCAAAATCATATGAGGATAAATCTTCATAATGAGTATTATCATAAACATCAGTATAAATCAAAAGATTATCCTGAAACTTAACATCAAGAATATTACTAGCAACATCAACAATATACCTACCATTATAATAAACAGTAAGACCTGTATCAGTCAATTTAAGATAACCTACATCGTCGCCCACTTGAACACTTGTAACTGACGCAGACTCACGAGAAATCTTAAAAGCATCACCCACTACACTCGGATAATGTGAGTTCTGACTGGTCCAAAACTCCACAGGTTCACCACTTGCTGCAACAGGATTGTCGCTGTTATCAAGTAATTCTACTCTTAAAGTTGCAGTATCCGCATCATGGTGTGAAAGAATGGTTTTTCCATTGACCTCAGTAATACTGCATTTTGTGTATGCGGGATTAACTGTAACCGGACTTGAATAGGCACTGTTATATGTTGCATCACCTGCATAATAAGCTCGGAGTGTATAACCAGCATAAGATGTTATCATATCTGATATTTCACCACTGCTATTTGTTAAAGTTGATACGATAACATTATCTGATGAATCAAGGACTTGCAATGTAACGCCGGATATTCCCACACCTTCATATTTTATTGATGCTGCAATGTCAATAATGTTAAGACCGGCACCTCTCCTGCTTGCAGATAATGTTAATACAGGTATTTTCTTTGAAACAATTAGACTAACCGTATTTGAAGTTAAATCATTTGGATTCTTACAAGTAATATTATGATTTCCTGAAACATTGCTTATGAAATTGAATGTTGCAACACCGTACTCATTTGTGTTACTGGAACCAAGTAATGTTTCACCATCATAGAAACGAATTTCCTGATTATCCACGGGTATTCCAGTTTCATCAAGATATGTTGCTGTTAAAATTGCAGTTTCACCAATAGTTAAATTTGAAATGTTACTGGATAATATCAGACTTTCATTTACTTTGATGATGTGTTGATCATGAACTATATTGACTGTTGCATCAAAACCAATAACATGATCCAAATTCAATGTTTCAAATGGTATGTTTACAGGTGTTCCATATTGTAAGGTAATTGTTAATGGTGTTACTGTTATGTTGTCTGTACTGGCATCTGTGCAGACATTAACATCACTGATACTGTATACTTTCATTTTTATGGTGTATGTACTGTTTCTGAACCGTGGATTGATTAATGTTATTGTTCCGATGTTGGTTAATGTTTCATTTGTGATTAGTATTCCGTTATCCACGATTGTTGTACTTTCAAGGTTAAAGAGGTAATCTGCATATTTTCCATGCACGGTGGAATTGTTGATTTGGATTTCCTCTTTGAATGGGTAATTTTGTTTTAATCTGTATACTAATGCGTTGAATTCATTAACTGTTAATGTGTCCTCGATTTGTTTATAACCAGTTAATTTTATTAGTCTGATAAACTCATCATCGTCTGAAACGAAATCATAATAAGTTTCCTCAGTATTTTTATTTGCGATTATGCATTTGTTTTCCAGTATTTTATCATCATTGTTGCTTGATGTGATTTTTTTACAATAGAATAACGGATAAATCCTGTAAATACTGTCTGTAATGATTGTTTCAACTATGAATAAATCACTGGATAGTATTTCTGTTAAACTTAAATTTATGTTTTTTACATTTAATCCGTGGAAATATTGTAATTCAGGATTGGTTATGTCTGTAAAATACATTTTATATTCCCTCCCAATCTATATTATTAATAGTGTTTTCGTTTTGCCAGTCTGCACGGGTTACAACAGCATTTGTCTTGTACACCCAGTCTGTACCGGTTACACAATAACAGATACTTTCAGTTTCCTTGTTTTCAACTGGACTTGTAAAGACACAAGTTTCAATTTGCGGATAATAATATTTAGCAAAGACATGACTTTGATTTCTGTAATTTTCAAAGAATGGTAATTTATTATCCTCTTGCAGACTTTCATGTGTTGCTGTATTGATTGTTGCGGTTAATCCACATCTGATTAATGCTTGTGCAAATCCTATGTTGATTTGATTTTCACATAATGTATTGTCTTGATAATCTATGTCAAAGATACTGTTTGTGATTTCAGCATCACCATCTGTCTGATAAAGGAATGCTGGATTGTCTTTATCCACATAAGTTAAATCATTATTCAAGTATTTGCAGTTATCCACGGTTAATTGTCCACCATGGAATATTGCACTATGATTGTTAATGAATGTGCAATCGTTTATTCTGGTTATGAAATCTGAGTCTACGCTTAAACTTTCCAAGTCTACATCACAAAAGATGCAGGAACCGAGATTGTTATAGTCTGCTGCAATGTTGTTTGTGAATTTTACTTTTGTTAGTTCTAATATTGAGTTTTCTTTTTGTATTATTGCAGGACTACCTATATTAAGTTCTGCATTTTTGAGGATTAATTTAACTCCCTCGTTTAAAATGATTGAATGATTGTTTAAAGTTAATTTGTTATCCTCACCATACACTATTACATCACTACTAACTAAAATATTTGAAGTTAAACCAATGTCTGCATCAAGTTTCAAAACCTTAATACCCAAAGCTAATTGAGTCATCAAATCAACTTCATTACTAATAGTAACATACTCACAAGGAATAATAATATCAAACACACCATTATTCACATAAGTATTAGCTTTAACATTTAAACTAACTTTAACACTATTGGTATCCAATTTATTAGTTAAATCCAAATCAAAACAATAATCCTCAATATCCTCATCATAAGTAACCGGCAATACAGCATCACCATATACTATTTCCATATTCAAAGGAGTATCATCAACCATACTACCACCAGGTAAATATTTCTGATCAACTCCTAACGGAATGTGATTAATTTTACCGACAGTAACCACATTATCAAAATTATAAATTAAGTCCGTTTTTTTCAATAAACAAAGAATATATTCTTTTACAGTGCCTCCAATGTAATTAACACCGGAATTTAAAGTAACTGACCCTGCAACACGAGTAGTATTATCGGATAAAAATTTAGCATAAATAGTAACAGAGTTTCCCTCATCAGCCTTAGTAAAAATAATTGTTGAATGGTCATCGAGTGTAACTAAATCTGCCATACTGTAACTAAAAGAGGTTGCAAAACTACATAAATACAAATATAATTTAACACTGGACTCTTCTGTTATTAAAGTAATGACTCCATTATTATAATTATTGTTAGTTGAAGTACGATAAATTAAAGAGCCGTCGGACTTTCTAAAATAACATTTACCTTGCCATAAATTATTGTGTACTTCAAAACTAAAAGTATGTTGATTTCCACTTATAGTATGAGAAACTTTTACAAAATCATACTGCACATTCAAAAACTCATCAGTACCAATCAAACTAGTATCAACAACAAAAAACTCATTAAAAACAGTATTAATATCTATTGTATTAATATCTTCAACAGTTAAAAAACCAGTCATATTTTATTCCACCTCTGTAACAATTCCAGTAATCTTGTCAATGCTGAAACATCGACCTTTTAATTCCAGATAAAAATCAGTGCTCCTTTCCACAACTTGACTAAGAATGCTGTAAAAATCAATTGTAAATTGCTCTTCATAATCAAATTGCAACATTAACTGACTCACTAAATCCTCATCAGTAAAATACTGACTCACAACCATGTTAAACCACTCCCAAGGGCAAATTTTTTACTTAAAATATTCTTTGTCTGCTCATCAGCAATACACATAAAACCCTCATGCAAATACTCATTATCCGAAGTTAAAGTATTATCATGAGGATTAAAATTAGCAACATTCTTAAATAATGTTAAACCGTAAACATCAATCAAATACCTTGTGGTTAAATGACCCAATCGTTCATAAACAATCCTCTCACGATAATCAGTATCAGACTCACCAATCTGCCTATAAACACTATAATCAGTACCTATAACATCAAGATAAGCACCCTCTGCCTCACTAAGAAACACATTACTGAAAAAATCACTATTATAATACTCATCTAACCAAGCACCAACCGTTTTATCAATAACCTTACTTGCCGGATTATTCATATCCTTTAAACTACAATTATCTGCCAAACGATTAATAATGCCCTCACCAAAATCAGACATAATATCCTATGCTCCTACACTTGATTGATTAATCTCAACAGTACCTAACCTTAAAACACCATTAGCTGCCGGACTAACTGTTGTAATCTCATCAGTATCACCAGTAATGAAACATTGCACACCTTCAACAAAATTCAAATCCTGCAATGCTGAATACAAACCATTACGAGTTAAACTCTCATCAATATACAAACCAGTATATTCAAGTCCATCACTTGTTGTTCCACCATCAAAGTAACAAGATAATAATTCCTCAATAAGATTATTATCAATAAGAGTTTCAACATCAAGATTAACAGTTAAATTAACTCCGGTATAAGTTGGTTTCTCAACACTAAATTTATGATCAAGTATAATATTCTCAGTCATAGTGAACTGCACAAGAACTTGCATGAGTATGTCATCAGGAGTTTCTTTTACATTACCATTTACCAATACGATTTTAGTATACTTCGGTTCTTGGTTATCTGTATCATCAATGAGTTTTACATCATGCACACCAGTAACAGACTCAGCAAGGTTCTCATAATATCCGAGACTGCCGAAAGTGTCCTGACGAATGAAACCTAGTAACCTCTCACGATAAACATCGTCCTCTTCATAATCAGTTCCACCCGTAAAATCTTCAAGATTAGTACATGTTACACTTTCATCAACATTCTTATCATCAAGAACTGTTAAAGTGTTGGCAGGGATATTTCCCTCAGTTCCCACAGTTAAACAGGTACAATACACTTCACTTGATGTGTCACCTGCGATAATTGTGCATTCAGTATCTGTTTCAAATTCTAATCCGAGTTCGGAATCAACAATTACAGTTTCCTCAGGAATTACAATATCCTCAGTTACCGCTTCCAGTATGCTGAATGTTACTAAACCTATTGCCTCTTGACCTTGGTCTCTTGGCAAGTTGATTAATGGATTGGCACCGTGTAAATCTAACCATTCACCATAACTGGTTGTTATGAATGCAATCTTAGATAACTCATATTGGTCTTCCATTAAGGTATACAAATCAACAGCTATGGATTCTAAAAGATTTCTTATTTCAGAACCCTCATTGAAATCAGTTACTCGTGTTTCTCCGATTTCTAATTTTTCATTATAATAATCAATCATTTGTTGAACTAATATAGTTCTGCTTATTTCATTTCCAACAATATTATAAAAACTTTCATCAGTTATTGGCAATGTCCACACCACCATCTTCACTTATAACAAGATTCAAATTAAATTCGGAGTCCTCATCATAATATAAAGTTAAATAGGTGTTGATTTCACCAACACTATTATATTGTAACTCTATATCATAATTTAAAATCCTTGGTTCTGCATCTAAACAGTTACTAATTTCTAATTTCATGAAATCCAAAGTATCTTTATCATGTTTCCAACCAATGAAACCGGTTAAAACACTCCCATAATCCATATAGTATAAACCAAGACTATTCAGATTATTATTCAAACGATTAAGAATACTTTGAACGAGATTATCCTCATCAGAAATCAACACTAAATCTCCATTTTTAAATTCCCAGTTACTGTTGAAATCAGTACCTAAATCATCAATGTCCTCCACTATTCTCACCTCGTTCACTGGCATATAAACCAGGGCAAGACTCAACAAAATTATTGTTTTGGAAAATATGTCCGTTTTCACCAATGCGGAATACATAAAAACCATCAACAACCTCATAGTTTTCAACAACCTCATCTAAATCAACAGAACCAGTTTCTTTTACAATAACTTTGTCTCTAAGTTCCCTTTTAACAACTTCTTTATCAAACATATACTATGCAACCTCACTTTTTATCATTTATTAAATTTTGCACTGTTGTATTCCTTATGACGAATTCCGGATCTATAACACAAGTCAGCAGTTTTCCATTTACCACCTATTTTAACACCATTCAAGTAATGACCTTCAACATGGTAAATAACACAAGGTATATTCTGCACATCACAACATGCCTTGAATAATCTTGCTCTTTCAGCACAATTTAAACTCTTTGGGTGTTTGAAAGCATCAGATGCGCATTTGTACTTGCAATCATAATAAGATGGAACTGTTGTCGGAATAATAGTGCATAATTTTTTATAAACTTCCTTTGCAGTTTTGCATTTCTTAACGAATTTATGATAATTAGTTCCAGTTTTACCAATAGTTCCTTGTGCTAGTTTGGACTCTGATTTATTCAAGAGTTTACTAATGTTAATTCTACCAGATTTGGTTGCAAGATAATAACTGTCATGACAATGTCCTTTGCCATCACTTCTTTTGCTTAGACCATTATCTTTTTTAACATTAGTCTTTTTACTGGTTTTATTAGTTTTACTGGATTTATTATTCTTACTAACTGCATCATTATATGCATTCAAGAATGCCCTGTAATTATCCTTATAATTACTGATTGAACTTCCGAATGGATTTAACTCTAAATCCATTGTGAATTTATTACCATCATTGTTAATAGTTGTGCCTTCAATATACCATCTGTTTAATTGATAACCACTAAATCTTGAATAACTACTGTTTAAAACATTTGCAATAGTTGTGAAATTACTTAAATCAAACTCTTGCGGCAATTCAGTCCATAAAAACATGTTGGTATGCACATTCTTTAAAACCGGATTACCCAACGGAACAGTAATGCTTAATTTCAGCAAGTCACGAACACTATCTTGAATCTGCTCAGATGCCTTAGCTTTTTCCAAAGCAACATTATTTGCAACATTACTGGAAACAACAGTTTTCCTTGTAGTTTTAGTTTTTGCAGTTGGATTATTCTTTTTGAAACCAGGGAAATGAGCTGCAATTTCTTTTGCATTCTTACCATTTGCAATGCCTATACCTGCGTTTAATAGTTTTTTACGAGGATTACTCCAACCTTTGAAACTTGAATGTGAAAAATTGTCATCATGAGCACGGACAAGCCATTTTAATTTATCATTTAGTTTAGCACCACCTTGTCTTTCTAAATGTCCGATAACCATACGGGCATTTCGTTTCTTTAAGATGTTATGATAATGACTGCTGTAACATTGCTCTTTAAGTGTTCCGGCACATAATCCACCGTATAATGTGAAATAAATACCGTTCTTTTTAACTTTGGTAATGTCATTGTAATGTGTACTTGGCCCTATTCCACCGACAGTTACCTTATATCCTCTTTTCCTGAGGAGTTTGGCAATATCATTCATGAGTTTTTTATCAGCACTTTTGCTGTGGATATTATCAGTATTCATGTATACATGAATGCCTGACCCTTCTTTTCCAACGGTTTTTGTTGAAGTAACCGTTTTTTTAATCTGAGTGGTTTCATTTGGGTTATTAATACTGGTTGATATGTCACCAAAGAATGCAGATAAATCTAATTTAAGTAATGTTTGACTGGAATAGAACTTATTAACTTTCAAATCATCATTACTGTTTACCTCCACACCAGTTATGATGTTTGTTGTGTCAAATGTGAATTTCCTATTAGCAACCTCTGCGGTTGTTAAGTATAATCCACCACTTAACCAATCTGCTTTACTAAATGGTTCAATATGCAATATTCCATACTGGTCAAAATAAACATCGATATAATGACCACTGGCAAAGATAATATCCCTTATAGCTTCAATATAGGTAGTGTTACGGATAATTAACCTACTGGTATTTTTCATTACATTGCCTTTAATACCATTATCCCAGAAACCCTGGTCATACATTGCCAATGGTTTCAGACCGGATAATGTTTCTTTCCATGCAGGATTTTTCCTTGTTTTACTGCTTGCTTTGTTAATGCCTACTCGTCCACCAGTCATTAAAAAGATTAATACTTGGTAATAAGTCTGTTTAGCATTTCCTTTCACTAATTCAAACTTGCCTTGATATTTACGGGACCAGTCTTGACATTGATATTCATATAAACCAGTGTCCTCATCATAATCGACTTTCAGGATTAATCCTCCAAAGTTTTCATGATAAGGTGAAATAATCATTACTGCAAAAACACCGGTTGTCAGGTCAAGATATTGCGGACTGGTGAATGTTGCAGTTTTTTGTCGCATGTCAGTTTCTTTTATCTGATATTTGCTCCAATGAATATTATTCATACCATTTATTGCATTTTTAGTTAAGTGTAATGCATTTGCATTTACCATTCTACCAATGAGGATATAAGACTGGTTTTGCACGAGATTAACATTATAATAAGTTTTTTCAACTGTTTTTGTTAAAGCCATATTGCACCACCTTGTTTATTTGCATAATGCTTTTAAAGTTGCAGCATTAACCTTACCAGTGACTTTGAGTTTCTTTTTAGGTTTTTTCTTATTATATGCCTTTTGGAAATTCTTAACTGCATTTGTAGTGTCTTTGGTGAATGTGGTGTCCTTGCCGTTTTTAACCATTGCCTTATATTTCTTTTTGGACAAATGCCCTTTGCTTGACAAGACAGTATTCAGATAACCAACACATTTATTTTTCAATTTATATTTCAAGTTTTTTGTTTTACATTGACTTAACTTCCATGATGGAGTTGAATGTAATTTTGCAGTTTCAAACTTCTTTAATGCTTTTAAAACATTAGTATTGGTGTTTTTATACTTGTAAGTCACTAATGGAGTATATGTGATAAACTTTAATTTCCAAACAGTATGAGTATCATAAACCTGTTTCCTTGAATCATTATCAATAATAATGTAAGTATCATTGGGAATGTCAATAGCATCAGTAACAACCCAAATCGGTTCCATATTCTTAATCCAATCAGATAATTGTTTAGTAACCTTAACATTATTCCATAACTCATCACGACCAATAATGACTTCAATTTCAAAAGTTATACCTGTACTGCCGTTATTAAAAAAATGCTTATACAGTAAACCAGTATTAACATCACGATTTAAATCAGTGATATTAATATTCAAATCAGGTTTAACATTAAAACCATTGTCACTAATAACATGCAAGTTAATTGCATTACTCACATCATTATTAACCACAAGATTTTTAGCTAAAATTTTAAAATAATTCATGATCTACACACTCCTTCCGGCAGTTGTATTATTCCACATGAAATAATCCCGTACAACACCAATTATTTCATCAACTCTTTCCCGTTTATCAACACTACCAATGTTTAATGTTAAATTCACTGTTGTGCCTTGACTGTTATCATCAGAACCAGTATCATTAGCAGTTGTATTGAAATCAAATGTTGGATTTCCAAAACTATTAACCATATTCCTTGCAACAGAACCCATATCAAAATTAAATCTTCTTGGTGCATCTTCCATGGCCTTTAATTCGCCTTCAAATGCATCATACATATAACCCGGTGAATGCTCACCAGAACCAGTAATCCAACCGATAACCATTCCAGCACCACCAGCAGTTAAGGTGTTTGCAATTTTCATTGCGAAATCCTGTGCCATTTGCAACATATTATTTAACTCACCTAATAATCTTCCAGGTAATGAACTTATCCATGACATGAATCCATTGACTGCATTAAGTGCTCCGTTTATCATTCTTTGACTGAAATTGTTTCCGAAACCTAATGCTCGTGCAAGGACATTAATAAATATTATTCCTAATTGTGCAGGTAATGTTGCGATAAAAGCTAATACACGGATAATTGTATCGATTACTTGATTTCCGGTTAATTCTACATTTGCAGGTAGTAAACCACCAAGTGTTGTGATGTAAGTCCATACTTGTTGCAAACCAGATATAATCCAATTGACAAAATTAGCAACCGTGGTGTAAATGATTTGCCCAACCATGACGAATGTTGCACCAAGATTATTTACAGCATTCCGTACTTGCTCATTATTAAAGTATAAGTAAACAAGTAATCCTATCAGGAATGCAATTGCTAATGCAACAATCATAACTGGATTCGCTGACATTGCAGCATTTAATAACCATTGTCCTGCCGCTGAGATTTTACTTGCTAATCCCAAAGTTTTCAGTAATGTGATAATACCATTTATTCCAACTGCGAAACTACCGACTTGACCTAATAATCCTATTACACTTGTTAATGGTGAAATGATTGGTGCAAATGTTAAGCTCATATCTTCCCATGCTGCGCCTAATTGGTCCACAAGGGTTTTGTGTTCTGCTTCCTCATTTGCTAATTCTTGCAGTTGGCCTTCATATTGTCCGGTTAGTTGTGTTGCATTTTCAATACTGCCCGCTTGTAATCCTAATGCTTGTTCTAATGCCCTTGTATCACCGTTGGATTCTTTCAATGCTTCACTTAAACCGGATAATGCTGCACGACCACCACCGAATTTTTGTGTTGCACCGGCAATAATGACTGATGCTTGGTCTACATTGAACCCTAATTCTTTGAATTGTGCATCATATTTACGGAGGAAATTATAATAGTTGTCCATTCCTCCAACGGTATTACTATTTGCATAAGCCAGTGCATTAAAACTTGATGAAACATTATTCATATCTACACCAAGCACACTTAACTCTTGACCGAGACTATTTACACGACCGGCACCCATACCGAAAGCATCATTAATCTTATCCAAGTCTGTTGCAGATTGTGCAAGGTTTCCACTGGAAACTCCAATTTGGTCCAATGACTTGACATACATCATGGCCTCTTCCTGTGGGAATGTGGCATTACTGATATATGAAATCATACTCCTGAGTTGTGGTTCTGCAATACCTGTCTGTGTGGCCAATTGACCAACGGTAATTGATGCAGTATTCATCTCTTGACTTAAACCCTCTGCCTCACTTGCAATACCACTAATCTGCTCAGCAGCACCAAGCAGACTTGCACCTTCAATTACACCAAGACTTTGACTTAACTCATCAGACTCAGTTTGTGCATTATCAAGACTATCACCTAATGCATCTGCACTTGTACCGGCATCATCTAATCCTGAACTGTCAATTGAACTTGTACTGCTACTTAACTCATCGGCACTTGTAGCTGCATCGTCCAAAGATGTGCTTGCACTATCAGATGCAGTACCTATCTCATCAACACCAGATGATAATTCGGACATACTGGCACTTGCACTGTCAGCATTAGCTTGCAACTCTTGAACTGCACTTGACAAATCAGTAATCGGTGTTTTATCCGCTTCCGTATTAATCCGAATATTTAACTCATTTGTAGCCATAACTTTTAACCTACCGTTAATATTGCATCTTGTTTGGATTTAAATTTCCAAACAACTGTTCTCATTGCATGAATACTTGAAACTTGCAATGGTGTTAAACCACGCATTTCACCATTGTTTAGCTTGTAACCGGACAAGTATAATTCTGATAAATAACCATACTGTCCGTTTTCAATATCTAAAACCCCACCAATTCTTTAACCAGTTCTTTTTGCTCTGCCTCATCTTGTTTGATTCCAGATACTTCACAGATTAATTTGAAAATATTATCTGCCACACCACCTGGCATTGATGAGATGAGGTCTTTTGGGAATTCGGATCCATCTCTTTTGAATAAGCATTTGCTGAGTATGAGATTTGTTAAATCAGTTTTTTTTCTTTTGAATGTTAAGACTGATTTATTCCATTCCTCTATTGTGACTGGTCTTATTTGTGCTCCGACTTTTTTTATTCCGTTTTTTGTTGGGAAATCGACTGTGATGTCGATTTTGGTGTCTTTGCCTTCAAGTATTAATACATCTAAATCGTATATTTCCTCTTCTTGTGAAAGGTATTCTAATTCTTTTTCTTGTTTAGTTTTCTTTGCCATAAATATTAATCCTCCATTTGATTAAAGTTAATTAGTATTGTTATTGTCTTGTTTTAATTGAAAGACAATTCCATTATCGTTGATATAGTTTAAATAATCATATAAAAATAAAAAAAATATGTATACTAAACATATAAGAAAAAAAGTTTAAAAAAAATTATAAGAAATCAATTAAGATTTCTTATTCATATTTCCTTTCCCTACGAGCAGCACGGAACTTCAAATTTTCAACAGTCTGCTCATCAGGATTAATCTCATAGTCATTACCATCAGTTAAACAATCATAGAAATTATCCACAACAGTATAAGTTTCATTATTATTATGGATAACTTCCCTGATAGTAACCATTTCAGGTATTGCTAACATACCATCAACAGTTTCAGACAATTCCTTATGAGTTGCCATATCCTCATACCTAACCTTTGAAATCTCAATAGTCCAAGGGATTTTATCAGAACCCTGAGTAATGACACCATCAAAAGTCGGTGTACTTGATGAATTAGTCTCAGGAGATGCTTTAATCCCTGTACCATACATCATCTTTTTACCTTTAATAATAACTTCCTTATCAGCCATACTTATTCAACCTCGATTCTAACATACACATTAATAGTTGTAATAACACCAGCAAACAAGAGACTGTCAATATAAACTTCCACGCAATCAACATCAGTTTTAGCAACACTATAATTAATGTCCTCTAATAAATCCAATGTATTAACGCATAAGTCTTTAACCCTATCAACTTCTTGTTTAATTTCATTCAAAGTCTTAGGTTTGTTTTTATCACCAAGGAACTTATGTAATGCAAATTGTTTCACTACATAATCCCTTACACGATTAATATACAAGTCATAACCGTTTGGTTGCTCACTGTTCACAACAACATAACGGTCATTAGCACGGTCTTGACATTTAACAGTAGTAATACCTGCTTCCAATAACTTTTTACCGTTTCCACCAGTTTCAAAACTTAACTCAGGAGTTACACCGGTAATCCCTTCAACAGTTTTCATGGTGAAACTGTTACCAACATTCATACCTGCGACTAATCCACAGTAATATGCTGCACTTTCTAATGCAGATAAAGTAGTATCACCAATAATGAATTGTTGAGTTAATAAACCGTAACAGAAATCACCTGCTAATGCTGCACTTGCAACATTCGCATCATCAGTTGCACCAGTTAAAGCACCGATATAACCGGCAGGGAATTTCATTTGGAAACATTTTTGCAAGTATTGGTCAATCATTGGAATAAAAGTATCAGATAAAGGAGCGGCAATAAATAATATATCCCAGTCCTCACCTTTAATTTTAGCCAAAGAACTGGTTAAATTATCAACAGTAATGTCTTTATATACAGTTTGACCTTCTTTTGTGGTTACATTGACACATAAAAGACTTGATGCACCTTTAAACAAATAAGGAACTACCGCACAACCATTATAAGATGTGTCAGTCCCAAAGTTTTCCTGAGCATCACCAACAGTAGCAAATAATTGTGGGTCAGTTTCAGTGGAATCAAAAGCACCAATTACTGCAATTTTACCACTCATTCCTGGCCTGTTAATCAATTGTGTTTTCTTTAAAAAAATATTAACACTTGGAACCTTAGCAGTCATAATAATCCTTTAATCTCCCATTTTAATTTTTTTGAATTTGTTAAGAACTTTATCAAATTCCTTTTTATCTTGAATTTTTAGATCATTCCTTTCAATGTAAAATTGGAATCCAACTTTTAACATGTCCGGAACTTCTAAATTTTCAATTTCAGTTATATAATCAAAATCATTCTCTTTTTTTGACATATAAAATCATTCCAGTTTCATTTTATCCAAAATCACTCTGCAAACTTTATAATCCTCATCAGAAACAGTGAAATCAACAGGTTCGGTTGTGCATTGAACCATGATATGACCTCTTGTTAAAACATAATCCCTGTTGAATTCAGGATTAATATTCCTGATGACTGGTTTGTTTGGGAATTTATCAGTATTATTCATGATAACACTGCAAATTTCCTTGCTAACAGTTTTAATCAAGGTTATAGCTTCCTCATAATCCTCTTGCTTTGTAACAATCAAGATTTCAACAAGGTCACGGAACTGTGAAAACTCATAACCAGTCATGTTATTTTCACTTGACACACAAGCAACAAAAATACTGTTAGACTCTTCCGCAACTCTTTTATTGGGATACTGAATAAGGAAATCACATAATAAACTGTCAGGATTATTGGTTTGCTCATCAAGTAATAAATCAAAAATAATATTATCAGTAGACAACATAAAAAATCAGTTTCTATTAATAGCAATATTCACTTTCCTTAACATTATCTCCTCGGCAATCTGACTTGTACGGTCAAATGCAGGAGCAACAAATGGACGAGGTCGTGCAGGACCAGCACTTTTACGGAAAACCAATTCACCAGATGGTGCATAAAATGCTAATGCTTTTGCACGGATTGGATAAACTGGTCCTCTGCCGAATTCTAAGGCCATAGGGTAAATGTGATTGATGGTTGTACCGACAAGATAAGTGTACTCATCAACCTCCTCAGCATAAATGCTTGATGCTAACATACCACTTGGATTGTCGCATACTTCACTTATGATTTGGTCTTGAAAACTACGGTTTCGCTCTGCAATGTCCTGAACACCTTCTTGACTTCCTTCATGAATGCCTGTGATTAATTTATCAACATAATCAACTGCATCATCAAAGATGCCATCAATGTCCTCTGTTTCAAGTAAGGATTTTAAATCCTCTAATTCTGTTGTATCGACCTCAACACTAATTTCTGTGTCAAGTTCGTCCCATGCACCCATTTTCAGTTATCTCCTTTCACACCATAAAAAAAATAAAGTAAGATTTTTTTTTAAAATTCAGTATGCATAGAAACCATAAGACTTAGAAGGTTTTAACATTTCCTTAGCTTGAATAATAAGTGAATCTCCATAACCAATAGTTACAGACTCATCAATATTATCATTACTGCGTATATTGTATTTCCGCCAAAGCAAACCGGCAGTCCATAAGATTAATGCTGTATCTACACTCATTAACTGTAACAGTTGAGTTTCATTTAACTGAGTATAAGCACATGCATAATCCTTAGCAGTACCGTAAAAATGAATGATCTCCTTAGCAGATATTTTCTTATTATACTTTGTAGCTGCTAATTCGGTATCATCTAATACCCACCCATCTAATTTTAATAAGGTTTGTGAAATGATTTCAGACTCTTCCATTTTCAAATCACCTATTCTTTAAAAAAAAGAAAAAAAAGATGTTTTTTTTAAGATGCAGTTAATGTAATTGACATGGTAGTTGTTTCTGCTGTGATGTCCTCAGTAGCAGTGTAATCAACATAACCTTCACAGGTTACACTAACAGCTACACCAGTACCAATAGCAACACCACTTACTGTACAACCTCCGCTACTACCAGTACCATTAGCACATGATTGACCACCAATAGTGACAACAGCACCTTGTACTGGACCATTACTATCAGTTACAGTAACATTAATATCTACGGTTGTGGTTTCTTCCTGTCCACCTTCGTCATCGGAGGATTGATTATTCTCCGCCCCCGCTGGGAGTAACAACTTTTGCAGCTAAAACATCTTTATTCCATAAGATTAAAGTGTCAAAGTACACATCAACAGATGACAAGTATGCTTTATGGTCATGCTCGTAACTGTTCTCGGAAGTGATTTCATCAAGGAAACCAAACACAATGGATTCAGGGTCTGCTAATAATATTTGTTCGCCCCAATCATTTTCCGGAGTGTCAAGGAAATCAGCAACAACAACAGGAGTGTTCCAAATGGATAATTCACCACCGTGGAAGTATAATCTGTCACCCTCACCAGTTTCCCTTGCATCTGCCTCTTCAACAAGTAAACCGTAAACTAAGTTGGAAACATAGAATTTAGCATTAGACCTGTTTCCTTTCTGTATGGAATACTGAGTAAGCATTTTCTTTAATTGTGGAATGAATGGTTTTGTGGAATCAATGTCAGTAAAGTAACCCATAGGTTCTTGTTTAACACTGGTTGGGTCTGTTTGTGCAGCCGCATCATATGCAGTTTTAACAGCAGTTAATTGTTGGAAAATACCATCAAGGTGGTCCATACCATCTTGTGTTGCACCAGATGCTTTTTTAATTCCATACATACCAATTGCTTCGGCAGAAACACCAGCTCTTTCTGCAAGTATTGCTTCCATTCTTGGTAAGAATGATGCTTTTTCAATATTCTCTAACAGGAATGTTTTTGCAGTCCATGTGAAAGCACTGAAAGGCACAGCAATAAGGGAGTTTCTGCTGAACTCAGGTACAACCTCATTAAGGGCAGTGGTATAATCATCAGTTAATTGTGCATCTTTTGGTTTACCGGTAGATGCAGTTAATCTGCCCATGTATTGTAATCTTGCTTTTACTCTGAGGTATGAAATATCATACTCTTTTGCGTCCATTACAATAAATCTGCATTCGTTAATAATACTGGTTTGATTATCAACATGAACAAGGAAATTATCTGCCTCGGTCTGTTGTTTCCAACCAGGGTTATATACACCATTTTGTTTGTTTGGGTCATTTGCCCATTTTAATATGAATGGGTCACCATTCACAATGTTTTCTCTTGTAATAACAGTAGACATGTTTTATCAGCTCAATTTAAATTTTTAATTTTTTTATAAAAGATTTAATTTTTAATTTTACAACCGAATTCGTTTCTACCAGATTTTTTATAGAAATTACTTGAAACTTCCGGTGTCTCAACATTCTCGTTTTTAACGGTTTGTCTTTTGTTGATTTCAACATCAGTCTCATTGGTTTCTTCGGTTTCCTCTGATTGCTCTTCAACTGGTTCGGTTTCAGTTTCTACTTCCTCAGTTTCTTCGGGAGTTTCATTTTTATTAACTGTAACCTCCTCAGTTTTAGGAGCACCCATTTTTTCAAATGCAGATGTAATACCAGTTGCCACTGCCTCTGGGATTTTTTCTAACAATTCTGCATTACTCATATCAGCAGTTTCGGTTTTATTCACTTCAACCTCTTCGGTTTCAACAGTATTCTCAGTTTCTGTTTTAACCGGTTCGGTTTCAGTAGCTCTTTTATTAATGCCGATTTTATCCATTATCCTTTCCCATGCGGAAACGGATAAGGTTTCGTCACCAATATTTTCAGTTTTATTTTGCTCTGACATATTCTCAACCTCTTTCGCATTCTTATTAATGTAGACATTATAATCCATTACTTCCAAACCGTACATATTGCTTGGTTTATCAACAAAAGAAATAAACAAGGGTATTACTTCCTCTGCGTCATCTAAATCACGGTAATTTATTGATTTATTAATAAACCAAAATTTTTGAGTTAAAGCAATATCTGAAACACTACCAAGACTTAAACCGGTAATGTTTCCATCAAGAATGGATTGTATAATCTCCTCATTAGTTATCTTAAAAGTTGCTAACCATGAACCAGCAGGTGCGACTTTACCTGCAATAATAGTGTCTGCTTCACTAATCCAATTTGCCAATACATCTACACCCTCGTTTCTTATACGGGTGTGCATGGTATCGGTGTCACGGTTGATGTATTTAGTGAAGATTTTCTTGATGTCTTGTTTGTTCAGGACATCGTTTTCATGGTCTGGTATCCCGTTTGGGATTACAACACCAGTTACATATAATTCGTTCATAAAAATTTCAACTCAAAAAAGTGGATCATGGTTTTAGTAATCGAATACTTTAATCTCAGAAACATTAAAAAAATTAAGAATAATAAAATGTAAAAAAATTGATTTATTTTTTTTTTAATTTTCTGTTTTAAACCATGTGAATGACATAAAATATAATCTAAAATTAGACTAAGGACAAAAAAATCGCCTTAGTCTAAAAAACAAAAAAATGGAGGCCAATATTGAATGACACCCCCACCAAAAAATTATAAATTTGGTGAGACTAAAAATTTTATTTGAAATCCATCTCACACCAACAACAATACGCATTACCTGGTGAACCGGCAGGGTCCATCGGATACATCATCTCATCAATTTCCAAAGTAGCATCATTAACCACAATAAAAGGTTCATCAATATTCACAGTCTGCATATGATTACTCATATGCCTTGTAGTCTTACCGCCATGTGTATGAATCCATACTTTTTTAGTGTAAACATCTGATTTACCTTCATTCCTGTAATTGTCATTAATGGATTTTATCTCTTCAAACTTGGATTGCATCTGACTTGACCTTATCATGCTCCTTGCTGTACCTTCCAAGTCACGATAAGTAAAAACATTTGATGGAATATTCAAACCCTCAGACACTAATAAGTTATTTGCTTGTATTGCCACCTCTTCTAATATTTGTCTGCGGTTGGCAAGACTTGATTCTTTCTGCTGTCGGATTAATCGTTCGTATTCCTTTTGAGGTATCTCATATTTACTTAATACCTGCTCAACATAATTTAAGTTTTTAACAATCCTTTCAAGCTCTGCCTCGACAATACGGTTTAATTCCTTATTGGCCTTATTCCGTATGAGCATTTTATTTAGGTTATCATTACTTGTATACTTTGAATTTATTATCCTGTTATAATTCTTGTAAACCTCAGGTTTATTCAAAATAGCCAATTCCGCCCACAACATGGCATCAGTTGGTTTCTCCGGATTGCCCTCATTGAAACTCTTGACATAATCATCAATTTGACCATTGTTAAAGAACTGAATTTTATAAGCTACACTTTTAGTCCTTGCCTTATCAATCCTGACTTTCTCTTGAAAATACTTCATTGATTTTTGCAGTCTCAATAAAATCACCAATGTTATAAAACTCACTTTCCTCAGGAGTATCCTCTATCATGCCGAAAGGTTGGCCATGGAAATATCTTTCATTATAGATTGGGTTATTCTCATCAATTTCCACATCGTTAAATTCAGGAAATGTCTTGCTTATTTTATTGATAGCTTGACCAAATGTGATGAGACCAGCATCAAATAATCTCATTGTAATGTCTGCCTCAATTTCCTTACGGTCAATGAATACAGGAGTTTCAATATCAACTTTCCCATCATATTCAAAGTATTTACTATTGAATTGATTCATTTTATTTTCCAATGGTCTTTGACGATTACTTAACTCCCTTGTATAAATTTCATATAAAGTATTTGTCTTATTGGAGTTCATTGACTCTGTTGTATCATCAATGAGTAATCTTGCTTTTGGTGTCTTGAATGTTGCAAGGATTTTACCATCTGATTTGTCAGCTAATTGAATCAAGTAATCATAATTGGATTCTGATATTTGAATGTAATCAACAGTTAAAGGAATGTTCGGGTTTAATGTGGTTAATTCCAATGTGAATAAACCATTGCCTTTTTCCTCCATGCGTTCCTCTAAACTATCAACCTCATCTGAACCATCAAGACCAGGAGGTCTGATAATTGTCAGTATACCACTGATGAGATTTCCATCACTGATTTTCTTTGCATCTAACATATCTAAACTGACTGATGCGCTGACATGATTGAAACATGAAATCCACATTGGATAATCAAAGAAACTTGACTTACGACCACCACCCAACCATAAACAAGTTGGTAGATCATCATCTTCGGGTCCATATTCCAGATGTGATAATTTCATTTTAATGTCATTTTGACCTGCTACGGTTTGAACTGCATAGTAACTTATACCTGTTGGATTGTCCTTTGTTTTCTGTTTGGTTTCTTTGCTGATGTATAATGTGTCAGCAGGTATTTGGTATAATCTTGCTGGTTCTTTGTTTTTATCGTAGACTATTTCACTTGCACCGAACCCGTAACTGAACCAATCGATGACTTGGTTTCCTAGTTCGTCTTGGTTGTTTTCCCAGAACTGTTTGATTTTTTCTGATGTGTTTTCATTTGTGTTGTTATTGTTGGTTACGGATATGTCGTTGAATACGGTGTCCTCTGCTAATACTTCTATACAGGTTTTGAGTAGTACATTTTGGTATATGAGATTGTCGCAGAGGTCTACGCTGAGGTATGGGTATATTCGTGTTCCGTTTTTGTCGTCTGGTTTGGTGGTGGTGGGTTCGAGTAGTGTTTGGATTTGTGTTTTGTTTATTTCGTATTGTGGGTTTATTTTTGAGGGTGTGTTTATTTCCATGTTTATCATTTGCCCTTTTTTTGTATTTTAATGAATTTTAATTAATTATTATAAAAATTAGAATAATGAGGTTAAGGACAAAAAAAGTGTAGTAATTAAAATTATGAAGAGTTTAAAAAAATTTGAGGTTTAAAATTCGTTATCTCAGTGTGCATTGTTTGACGATGTAATTGAATTATTTTTTTTGTCCTTTCTCATCTTATACTCTTATATGTTTGTGTTTTTTTGTGTGTGGTGTTTTTATATGAATATTTGTATTACTTTTTATTATATTTAGTATTACTATTAAGATTATTACTTATTATTATTATTTTTATTACTATATTGTATTTACAGTATATACTATTATTACATATATCCTAATAAAGGGTATATCCCCCCTCCATAATACAATACATATGTAAATACAATATATACAAAAAGTATTTACAATATTTACATATTTACGATAATATACATCATATCCTATAAACAAAAAAAAATACCACAACAAGAGTAAATACAATAAATACCTATTTACAATATTACAGCACAATCACTAATGACAATTTCCAGAAAACAAGAATAATAAAAAAAAGAAAAAAAGTAATAACAACAAAAACAAAAAAAATAAAAACCAACATTACACTAAACACAACATAAATGTCAGTCAAGCCCACCACCAACAGAAATATCAAAAATACAGTATGAGAAAACAACACTCTCAACAATAAACATTCAAATAAACATAGGATAATAAAATAAAAACAATACCTCCGCAATGATGGACTTGACAAACACATTAAATCGTTAAACTCAAACCAGTAACAGTTTTCTGCATCTCCTCAAAAGCATAACTAACACTATCTAACTCATCAGGAGATGGATAAGTTTCCATAACAGAACGGTCAGGGTGCACATAAATATACTGGTCCTGCAAAGCACGAACCGGACTATAAGCAGAACCATCAACACTGACATCATACAATAATGGAATGTCTTTATTAATCAGCATATTGCCATTGCGGACATGATAAGCATGAGGATAAGCTCTGTTATACTTACTGCCGGTGCTTGATGCTGTTGTGTCCATAACATAGAAACCTAATTTTGCACCAAGGTCTGTGAATAGGTTTTGCCAATAATTCAAAGCATAATGAGGCGCACTCCCTTGCTCCCTTTCAAAGTTTATAACTCTTGGTTTGTACTGTTGATTACGGATAATAAAATCACGCAGTCTATACTCCGGATTACTGGAAGGTGTACTGTCCATATCAACCAAAACCAATTTACCATTATCAAAATAAACTAAACATGACATGGCAAACTTATCAGTACCAGTTGAAGCGGGGTCTACACCAATGGTGCAGTAAACTGGTGTCCAGTCTTTGAAGTCATCTTGACTGATTAGACTTTTCATGAATTGTGATCTGTTCATGAGTAATCCTGATGTGATGACTGCGTCCCAATTACCATACTTTAACTGTTGTTTGGTTAATTCATCTAACTTGTCTAACTGCTTACTATACTCTTCTTGATTCAAGTATTTGTTATCAGTATAAGCAGATGAAATAAAAGGTAATTCTGATTTTGGACTAATGAACCTTGCTTTTACCCAGTCATGACCTCGTCCTCCAGGGTTGCTTCCTGCTCTCATACGGATTGGTATCGGACTATACTCTAACTTACGCAGTCTTGAATGCAGATAACTATATTGATTCTCAGGAAATTGTGTTAATTCATCAAATCCTACAAATTGCAGCTCAGCACCTTGATATGAATTCAAGTGTTTATTATGATTCAAGTAACGAAAGGTTAATGTTGCACCGGAATCAAAGATAAATCGTTTCTTTTGCTCTTTCCATGTGACAAGTCCCTTGTCCTCTAATGGTAATAGCCATTGTTTCGCACGGTCCATTATCGCATTTGGCATGTCTAAATCTTCAAGTGTACGTCTAATAATAAGGGCATTGTAATTATTCCTTAGATTACCTTTATCATCTTCAACCATAAAATCCTTGGTGACATATTGTAATGCTGCCATCAGTAATGCATCACTTTTCCCTCCACCTGCTTGACCACCATATAATAGTTCCTCACTATTATTGGCAAGGAAATATACTTGCTGTCTGAATGGAGTGTGCGGTATGTATGGGTTTTTACAGACTGTCTTTATTATCAGTGCTTTCTGTTGGTTGCTCAATCTGTTTAAAGAAATCAACATATTTTTCCATTTCCTCTTCAAAAGGTATATCCTCAACAATTTCAGCGTTCACATCAATTAATCCATCAAATTCAAAACTGCTGTAAGTGGAAGGTCTGCCGCATAAGTTGCATAATAGTTCGTGAGCTTCCTTTAATAGGTTACTGACATCTTTGGTCATTTTAATCCTTGTAACAAGACTGTACTTCTCACCATTGTCTTTGTAAGGTCTTTCAATAACCTCACCTAATAAGTTATTAGCATATTTAATTAATCCTTCAATGTTTCCGAGTAGTACATCGCTCATTCCATCAAATGTGTCCTCTCGTTTCTTTGCCAGTTTTAATTGTTGGTCTGCATCGTATATTTTGACTCTTTCAACCCAACACCATTTAGTGCATAACCTATTTAATGCATCTCTTGTTTTTTTCAGATTTTGAGTACCTTCAAGTATTTCTGCAACTTTGGTAATGCTCCGTTCATGAGGTTTTAAATCACGATACATGACAAACTTGTTAAAACTTTCTTGTGTTTCTCTTGGTAATGCCTCGTAGCATGATAGTTTCCCTTTTGCCATTTTAATCATCTAAAATTATATTTTGTTTAATATGTTTTCTTTGATGTGTAATGCAATAGCTTTCATGAGGTTTGGCGGCACACTATTTCCAATCCGTTTCCATTGTGCAGATGGTTTACCAATCCATTTATAATTTGGTGGGAATGATTGCAATAATGCTGCCTCATCTGAGTTCATGATGCGGTTTCCCATTATCATTTTCCCATATCCTTGAAATGTTATTGTTGGACATGGTTTGTTTTCATTGATTTTTATGTTGTTAAAGTAGCTGCCTTTTGGGTGTATTTTTCCAAAGTTTTCACCTGGTTTTACTTTGTCAATATTGTTCAGAACCCATTTTGTTGTTGGTTTCAGATATGGGTATTTGCTTTTGAATCCTTTTAGACATTCTTTTACTGTTTTTGGTCTTGTTTGTGGTTTTGGGTGACTTGCCGGTATGCCTAAATCTTTTCTTACGCCTATGAATATCATTCTTTGCCTTGATGTTGCACAATCATAGTACATTGCATTCATTAGCTTTGCTCGTACATCGTAACCTGAGTCTTTTAGTTGGGTTAGTATGTCTTTAAAGATTAGTTTCATGTCTCCTTTCACCATTCCGGATACATTTTCCATTACGAATGTTTTTGGTTTTAAACCTCGTAGTAATCTGATGTATTCATTGTATAATTGGTTTTTAGGGTCGCAAAATTCACGATTGCCACTAATGCTGAAACCTTGGCATGGTGGACTGCCATCAAATAATTCCAATTCACCAACACCAATGCCTGTAATTTCCAATACCTTATCCACAGATAAGTTATGAATGTCACCATGATAAATAGGAGTATCAGGGAAATTCAAATGATAAGTTTCAACTGCATGATTATCCATTTCCACAGCTAATTTAACATCATATCCTGCCTGTTTATAACCGCAACTACTGCCTCCACAACCACTAAAAGTGGATATAACTCTCGGTTTAATTTTTTGGGAGTTCATATCCACACCTTGGACATGTGATTGATTCAACAGTGTCAGCTATTGACTCATCATATTCAGGTTCGTCATCTGGAATTTCAAAGTAACTTTCATCTACTGTTTCCTCTTGGTCCCCCCCCCTCATATCTACAATGTCTGAGGTGGGTGTATCATAAATGAGTGGATCATCATCAAATTCAAATTTTTGTACTTCAATGTCGAAACCTGTTAGACTTACATCAAATTCTTGTAATTTTAAGTCATCAAGTATGTTTTGTAATTTGTTTTTATCCCATTCACCAGACAGGTTGTTGAGTCTGATGTTTAATGCTTTTTCCTTGTTAATATCCGGTTCGTTGATATAGATTACATCAATCATAGTGTAACCTAATTGTTTTAATGCAAGGCATCTTTGATTTCCACCAACGATATGATTATTATACTCATTAACTATGATTGGACTTATATATCCAAACTCATTAAGACTGGTTTTTAACTTTTCCAATTCCACGGAACTAATCTGTCTCGGGTTATACTCAGGACTAATCAAATCATCAATTTTCACTTTTTCTAATTTCATGTTTTATCAGCTCATATTTTTTTTTAGTATGATTTCAGATTTGCATATTTCTTAAACAAACAATGCAAACTAACAATCTCATTTTTTTCCAGATAATATTTAACAATCTCTTTCATGGTATCAAAATTATCCTCTGATTTTCCACGATGCAGCACAACTTTATCATTAAATATTATGCTGAAATCAATTAGTTCACCACGAGGCACAATTTTATGAATTTTACTAATTGTATCCTTATCAATAAGGTCATCTGTAATGTTTACAAAATTCCTTGTTTCCTTTAAAGTAATCATAAATTATACTCCGGATTTACTGCCTCTTCCGGTTTCCAATCACCATATTTTTTATCATCATTGCGAGTTAAAACCATCTTAAAATCATAGTGTATACCGTACATTTCTAATGATGTTTTTACTTTACTCATTCCAATGTCCTCACATTCTTTTATCATTTCTTCAATGGGTATATTTTCATTATAGTGTCTGCTTGATGTTAATATTCCCAGTATCCATTGCATTAAACGGTCTTTTTTTATTTTTTCAAATTCTTTATTTTTGTCAGTCATATTATTTGGCCTCCATTTTTATTTTTTTTTATTTGTCATCTTGCAGATGACTTAACTCTTCCAGTTTCTGCAATAACAGTTTCTCTGCTATTTCCTCTGCTCGCTCATCAATATGCTTATCAATAATTTCCAGTTCCTGCTTTTTCTGATGCTCTTTCCACTTATCAATACTTGCTATAACGATAATGGCACAAGCCAATGCGATTAAACCTGTAACTATTGCAATTTCATTAAACCCTTGAAACCAAGGGTGATTTGTAATACCATTAAAAATAAGGACTACACCGGTTGAAAATAAAGCACCTGACAATGATGTTTTCACAAAACCGAATGTCCAGATTGCCCGCCTATATGGTATTTTATTGATTAATTTCTCTGTCATCTGCATCAACATCAACATCATTTTCAGGTTGATCATCACCAATTATTTCAACTTCGGCACCAGTTTGAATGTTAATGAAATTTTGTATTGCATCAATTTGAGCTTGTGTTAATGGTACTGGTATGTGTACTGTGTCAGTGTCCTCATCAAAGAAATTATTATGTCTGCTTGCATTAAAGTAGCTGAATATTCCTAATACTATTGCGGTTAAGAAACTTGCAATTACTGATATGTCCCATGGAACATTGAATCCAAGACTTACAAGGTATGGTACAATGTAACCAAGGAGTATTAAGAATATACTGTTTAGTATAGTGGTTATATTACCAATATTTAAAAAATTATTCTGTTTTGTCATTTTTATCCTCTTCCTCTTTCTTAGTTTTGATTATTTTGAAATCAAGGTCGTTATCTAATCGTACACCTGCAACATAGTTATGAGTATTATCACATATGAAACCACAAATGCATGTGATTAAACCTGATTGACTCATTTTTAAATGGTATCGTTTACAAACGGGACATCTTGTTTCTGTGATGTCGATTTCAAGTTTGTAAGCATACTTTTGCTGGTGCATTTTACTGTACAAGACATTAACCTCTCTTTCATTATTATACTCTAATAAAAATACTTTAAAAAAAATTAATTATAATTATTGAATGGGTTTCAAACCCAATGCTCTTTTGGCATTTCTGACTTTTTCCAATTCAGCTAATGGATTCGGGTCTGCTTTACCATGAAGGTTTGCGCCTTTGCTTCCCAGTGCACCTTTTTGTCTTTCAGTCATGACATTTTTGTATCTGTGATAATAGTTACGGTTATTGATACGGTATTGTTCTGCAAGACTGTACTCTTTACATTTGTTTTTACAGTATTTCTTATGCTTTTTAGTTGGTTTGAATAAGCGTCCGCACCAGTTACATTTAGGCAAATTGTCAAATATGACTTTGACTATGTTTTCAAACACTTCCTCAGGTTTATCATGTACATAATCAACCTTTTTTACATTATCCATTTCATTTATTAACTGGTCATATTTTTTTATCAGGTCGTAATGTTTCTGATGTGTATAATCCTGCTCTGCCATATAGGTATCAGTTCTTATGACGATGTATAAATCCATTAATGGAAAATAACGATTGATTTGTTTAATGAATGTCCGTGGTGTGTTTTTATCTGTATTATAAACATAACTGGATAATATGCTCCTATCCCATATTACAATGTCATAATCCTCCCAGTTTTCACCATAGTAACTAAATGACCTGTCAAATGCCATTAGCAATGCAATCTCATGAGGTAATAATTGATAAGATTTCAATATTTTTATTATTTCAATATTTGCCGGTTGAATTGCTAATCTGCACTTATACGATTTTTTAGACAGGAATTTCATTAACTTTTTACACATAGTTGATTTACCAACACCATCAACACCTTCCAAAGCAACATGCAAAGTCATTTATGGTTTCCTCCTCTCTTATTCCTTTCAATTCCTAATTGTTCACAAGCATAATCAAGTCTGCGTTTATCCCAAGCATTTTCATTATACCATTGGACTATTTTTTCAGCATCACTTAAACTGTTGAAACTTCCGTAGAAACTGGTCATGCGTTTTTTGTTATTTCTGCGGCGAACATGATATTTTCCATTAACTTCATGTATGTATGGAGCAACTTTTGTGCTGTTTATAGGGTACTTTTTCTTTTGATGTGATGCGTGGTTAAAATAATCAAAAGCATCTTTCAAAGTTAAGTTATATTTAGACAAACTTTCACTTATTGTTGCACCATCTCGTATGTCTCTCTGGAACTTATCATAAACACTAATCATAAAAAATCACATATCTAAAATTTCAATACATTCCTCAGGACACACATCAATGCAGACTTCACAGTAAGCACATTCATAAGCATTATGCATAAAACACTTAACAGTCTCCTCATATGTTAAAGCACCATTCGGACAAGTATTAACACATTCAAGACAATAAGTACATTTACTGTCATCAATACGGACAGTACAAAAATTAACTCCCTCAGCACCAGTCAATTCAATTCACCTCACAGGTTGATTATCATAATCCCAGTAAGCTAATGATCCAACAACACCCTTTTGCTCCTGATACTTATTACCGCATTCACCATAAACACGGTCAGGGATAGTGTCCAGATGCTCAAAACATAACTGGCAGATACGCATACCGCTGTGCAGCATGATTGGTTGGTGTGCAAGGTTTTTGATTTCAAGTGTAATGTTGCCTTTGAAACCTGGGTCTATGAAACCGGCAGTTACATGTATTGCAACACCAAGTCTGCCGATGCTTGACCTTCCTTCGACTTTTGCAGATAAACTTTTTGGTATTTCAACCCATTCCTTGGTTGTTGCAAGTATAAATTCATTTGGTGGTAGTACAATTGCATTGGCATTGATTATATTATACTTGGGTTCGTTATTTTTGATGTCCAGTACCTCTTCGGTTTTTACCGGACTCCAAAATTCATTGCCTAATCTGAGGTCCACACTTGATGGTTGTATTTCCTCAGGATATGGTTTTATGATTATTTCCTCAGATTTTAGTTTTTGTTTTATGGTTTTGTCTGATAGTATCATGTTTTTATTCTCATTATTTTGATGTTGTAAGTAAATAAAAAAAGTAGGACATATGAGGAAAAAAACATTGATTTTTGCAGTTTATTTTTTTTTGGAGATAATATAAAATGATTATAAAGGGGTAGTAAGAATGCTAAAATTAGATTTGAAAGAGGGACTGATTATTAAAAGTTTCAGCGTTATTTTAGGTTATTAGTTTTTTGGGTTAAAAACTAAGGGTTTACATCAAGTCTAAGAAAAATAATCAGCATCTTTCATATAATTTTAACATTCTGTAAAATAATATATGTTGGTGAATGGTTATAAAGTTCAAAATAATGAATGATTTAATCATTCATCAATTGGTTTGACAGGAATAACAGTAACCTTGTCATAAGTAGATTTTATTGCAGGTAACAATTTCAGGAACCAGTCATGAGTCATAACATAAGACTGCATACACACAACCTCATCATGCACATAAAATCTGATTTTAGTGTAATCAATCTCATCGCATCTTTCAATTTCAACATGTGTGACATTTGGGTTAAAATAAACATACATAAATAATCCACCATTAAAAAAAAAGAGTTTTTATTTGAGGAATATTGATTCCTCATTACCGTTCAACAATTTAGATGTCCAGCCGTTGGTTAATGCAATTTTCCCGTTGATTTTTTTGCCGGTTACATTAACATCTGAAACTTCATGTAGTCCTTGACCAAGGTTTCTGGAATACATTTCAGCATCATCAAAGATGAATGTGATTTCATCAGTCGGGTTGCATTTTTCAAGTATACGGATAAGTTCTTGTGCTTTCATGTCTGATCAACTCCATATTAAAAAAAATTTTTTTGGTGAAATTTTTTTAGTAATTGATTTCACCGTATCTTAAATCTATGATTTCATTAATCATGTCTTCTAACATGTTTGCGCTCCAAGTTCCACTTACTGCATCTATGAAGTCGCATAGTTGGTCGGTGCATAATATTGCGGAAATGATGTCGTAAAAATCAACTGGTGCAATGAGGTTAGTGGTTTTTTTGGTGCCGCATTTGGTATCTGTGATTGTGAGTGTTTGGTATGCTCTTTTGTTGTTGTTGGTATAGATTTCAAAGGTCAAGTTTTCAATTGTGTTTTCACAAATTTTTGTTGTTTTCATATGTTTGGTCTCCATTGTAATTTGATAATTATACTTATGTTTTCATAGTATATAAAGGTATCTATTATAGTATACCTTAATGGTTAAAAAAAATAAAGGACACCAAACACTCCCAAAAGGAGCATTCAGCACCCATTATTTTTCCACAGATTCAAAGGTGAAATAATAGATAAATCAAAACAAATACAATACAAATACAATTAAATAATATGCAATTACACAATATAAATAAATTACTCATAAAACTCATCATGCAACTGCAACAAAATCATATCAGCCGTTTTTTCACCAACACCCTTCACTTTCAACAAATCCGCCTTTTGCAAACCCAAAACATCATCAACAGACCCCAAGCCCAAAGTATCACAAATATTCTGAGCAGTAACATGACCTACACGATGTATATTATTATTCAACAAACGATAAGCCGGACTGCCCCTTGATTTAGGAAATCTTTTCACAACAGGTCGTGTGCTTGTGCATTTACGGGCCACCTGCTCCATGACTCCAAATGCAGTATCACGGTTGGGAACCTGAATAATGCTGGTGAAATTCACAAGACTTGCAAAACCACCGTAAAATTCAGTGTTACTTAAATCACGACCAGTAACCCAATATTGCTTATCAGTAACTCGTTTTTTATCCTCATCAGTACCAACCACAATAACAAAATGATAATCAAACTTATTAGATTGATTCAATGCTTGGTTAAATACACGATAATCTTTCAAACTACTAATATAATCATCAACAGTCTTATACTCAAAAGCAACCTTAATATTTGAATCGTTATCAACAAATACATAATCACCATAATTTAATTCAAGGACATAAGTCTGCAAACCCATATCCTCTTTATAATACTGATAAGCCGGAGCAACACGGGATTGCTCACGGTCATCAATAAAAACAGTCATCATCTCTTGAACACTCCCAGTTCAGTTAAGATTTCTGTTTCCTCTTTGGTCAATTCTCTAATGTCCTCTGCAATGCTTATTAACTTTTTACGGTCATTTTCAGACTTCATTTGTTTTTTCAATTCTCTTTTAGAATCCTGCACTGCTTTTAACTTTGCCTCTAATAAATTCATATGTCTTGTCAGCTCCATATCATTATTATTATTTTTTACATTCTAAGTTACCGGAAATAAGAGTAATCACTTTATCAGTTTTTTTAGTTACCTTATTCTTATTATACACAACATGAACATCAGATAAACGATATAAACCAGTATCAGTTTTAATATAAATATCCAGTTCACCGGAATGTAAATCTCTGTAATGGTCGTTTATCTCATTTCTCACTTTCGCATATAAATCATTTTTAGTATTCAAACTCATATTATCAAATCCTCATTCTACTTTCAAAATTTCAAATCCTCAACATTATCACAGAAACTAACATTAATCCTGACATGATCCAAATCCCTGAAATCATAATCCATCTTGAAACCGTAAAAAAACATTGGATTCACAACACCTTTACCATCAATAACTGATGACCTTGGATAAGTAACTGCCTCTGCGATTTGACCGTTATTTCTTTCAAATGTAACATGTATAATATCTGCCGGTGTTGGGTGTATGCCTACACGATGCAGACATCTTAACATGTATCGTGCGTAGTTTTCCAATTCTTTTAATGCTTTCCAGTATGCTTTTTCTATGTTTGGCATTTTGATTGTTATATCTGATGCTTTCATAATTTTACTCCTATTTGTGCTGCTAATTGTCGGATTACATTTTTTCCGATGTCAGTTCTTTCATTACAATATGCATTCATGATTGTTTCACGGATATTGTTTAGTTCCTCTTCGGTTTCCTCATACCTGTTTAACAGTGATGTGATTTTTTCAATATTTTTCATGTTGGTTTCCAGACAGTTTTTATCACTGGTTATGTTTACATGACTGATTGGTTTGTCATTATAGTATTGTATGATGTTTATGTCTGTATACATAATGTCCTCTTGAACTTGGGTTTTAAAGCTCATTAATACTCATCTCCTTAACAACATTATCTATATCCACAGACACTTTCCTTGGTTCAATGATTATCTCATGACAATCATCATCAATGGTTATTTCCATTGCTTCAATGTAGTGTACGGTTGTGTCTGTAATGTAAAATAAAGGGTATCCTTTCATTATTTTGAAAAATAATTTTAAGAATATTCCTGCAATGTGTGTTTTAATCATCATTTTAGTTGCTCCATTTTCTTGACAGGTCTTTATCGTTGAATACGGTTTTTTCTTGACATTCTTTCATACTGCTGATGTTGTCCTGAAAGAATTTCAGACACATGTCTCTCTTTGGATTGTAGTTATCACAGTTAAGATGGATATTTTGTTTGCAATTGTCGCATCTATTGTCTTTATCATATTTGTTATCACAGTATAATATGTCATCTTCACTGTATCTGTATTCACAGTCTTTAAAATCACTCATTTTTTCACCTGCTCATAAGTTTCATAAAATATATCTGGTTTACATGGGTAAGGTTCACCATGCACACCAATTATGATGAAATCTCCTTTGTCTGCTTTCATTGTGCCTTCAAGGGTTTCAATTAACATTTCCTCATCTGTTTGATATGCTTTTACCACTACTGGTTTTTTACGATATTCTTTAAATTTACTTTCATCTATATTTCCTTGTTTAACAATATTATTGGTCATTTTTCCCAAAACTCCATTAATCCATTGTGACCCCATTCTCGACCACAATCTTTGCAAATATATTTAACATAACATTTTTCAAGGTCATTCGGGTCATAATACTTTTCAATTTCAATATCCTTACTGCCACATTTAAGGCATTTAGGAATCCATATAATCTTAGGACCATCACTCACTCTTTATAACTCCATTTCTTTTTTAATCTTATCCAAATAAACAACCGGCACATCATATGCTAATGCAATATCATGTTCCAGATTGCAACCTCTGGCATTTTCCCAACCATAACCCATAGCAAGCACATCTGCCATGCTCATAAACAGTATTGATTCACTAAAACATTCTAATGCTGATTTTTCATTATGGTTTTCAATTACTGTACTCATTATCTCACAATTATCATCGTAATAGTCAAATAATAAGTTTGCCATTTCGTTTCTTTCATCTGATATTTCTTTATCTGTTTTGTCCTTCATTGGACTGCTTAACATGATTTTAATTTTACTCATAAATTAGTCCTCCCTTATTGAATAATGCTCCTTATCAATGGATTTGACTTTAATGTCTTTGTCATGCTCATTTACAATTTCTGCAATTAGTTTCATGTCTCTTATGCCGTCCCATTTCAGGATTGCTATTCCAGTATCAATTTGAAACAATCTAATCATTTAAACGCCTCATCAATTTTAGTCTCTTTCTTAATCCATTCAACATAATCCTTACGAATAATCAAAGGTTCACCATCATTTGCCGCCTTTTCCAAATCCTTAATAATATCCAATAAAACAAGTTTCAGTTTAGTATTCTCATATCTAATCTGAGTATTCTCATCTGCCAAATTAGAAATTAAAAATAAACTGGATTTAGCTGTACTAACATCATAAACTTGCCTTTCAATAATATCCACCAGATACCTAAATCTTGGGTGTTCCAACTTATCCATATTTATAATCCTCCATGTGTTTTCAAGAATGAAACAATACAAGCAATAATCATAATCAAACCAATGAAACCATAAAAATAATATCCATAATATGCACTGGTGAAATAACTATGATTATAATCAGGACAAGTAAAAACCTCATCAAAAGGTGTATTTCTGCAAGTTTTCTCATGACCTTTACCACAACCAGATTGTCTTATCACAGGCACATCAGGATAATAATCATACCAAAAATGCTTACACTTAAAACAATCAACACCTTCACTCATTCGCTCCACTCCTTAAAATCCTCATAAAACTTCTCATAATCCTTTTTATTCAAAATAAGAATAGGTGCCTGACACCTATCATCACAGATAACTGTCAAACCCCTGAACAAATAACTAATGTCATTAATCATAGAACCACTATTCCCGATAGATCATACAAATAATCATACCTTGAATCTCAATCAATTCATGAGTTAATTCACCTCTGCGTTTCTCAACATCAGTTAGTTCCTCAACTAATGCATCAGATTTAGCCACTAATTCACTAAATGATAATTCATTGTTCTTGATTTGCTCTTCCATTACTTTTTTAGCATTTTCCTTAAACTCTTTCACATTAAATTCCATATTCTTTAATCCTCCTTAGATTCATAATCATATCTTCCAATATGCTCCGGCAATATACCAACCTTAACAGTAACCTGACCATATTCATATTTATGCTGAATATCCGTTAAGTCAAATTCATTAAAATTTTTCTGTAACATATTAACTTCCTCATCAGCATTCTCAAAGTCCATTAACTCAAATGTTACAAATCTTGATTTTTTCAGTAAGCTAATCAGATTAACTAACAATAAATCATTCATTCTAATACCTCTTCAAGATTAATATCAAACTCTTCCATTAACCAATCACTAACCTTATCCAACTGCTCATTTAATTGAGTATTCTCATCAGATAAACGCTTATTTTCCCTTTGAAGTTTACTCCTCACTTCACGATAATGTTTCAAATAATTATCCTGACGATTCAATAAATCTTCAAAAGGAATAGTGCAGTCAGCAAGACTAACACCAGTACGATATTCCTGTCCAGTTTCATTATCAGTTAATGCATAAGCACCTAACTTATACCTCTTCATAAACCATCTAACTCCCAGTAAGTATAAAAATTAAACACTTGATGCAATGCTCTATTAAAATTACCATCAAAACGAATAGCACGGTCATCTACATAACACAATGCAGGAGGTTTAACATTAGTAACCTCATCAACAGTAATCTTATTCTCTTTCAACCATTCCTTGACCTTGCTTGTATCTCTCGCAGTTAAAATAACCACTTCATACAATACACTTAATCTTTCAATAAATTCCTTTGCTCCTGGTTTCAATTCAAATAAATAATCAGGGTCATAAAAAGAATAATTATTCAGGACACCATCAAAGTCAATGCAGACCACTGGTTTGTGCCTTTTCATTTTACCAATACATTTACACATAAATATCTCATTCCCTTATCATTAAATTAGTAACATTAAACACCGTAACCATTATACAACACACTATTTGCATTAAACTATATGTTACAATATCAAATACTTGAAACCAACAATGACATATAGCTAAAATAGCTTGAAACAATACAATACTAAAACTAATTTTCAACAATGTTTCCATAATACCCCCTCAGCATCAGATAATAATTTATTCTCATCTTTATCCATTTCATTCACCACATGATACACAATATGAAACCGTATCACAGTTTTACATACCGGACATCTAAAAACAAAACTTTTACGGATAAACATTAATAATAATCCGAGTTTACTGAACTTGAAAGTATAACCACATTTGCATCTCCGTAGTTTCGGATCTATGTTTTCGGTTTCAGTTACATGATAATGAGTTAAATATTTCATGTTTAATCATCACTCATTCCGGTTATCAGGTAGATTAATATTCCTATAAGCAGTATTCCCATTATCATTTGCAGGTTAAACATTGACATTTAAATCACTCCATAATGGAACTGTAACGGTTATGATTTTCAATTTTGGTCTTGGTAAGTCAATGTTTTTTTTCTGCATTATTTCATGTACATTAATATAAAATCTTTCATTCATTGTCTGGTCGCACCTCATTAAAATTAATAAGTTAATGATTGATTAAAATAACAGTTGCCCTTGCAACAATTAAAATAACCAACACACTAACCACAAATAAGAGATAATAACAATAAAAACACTATCAAAAATGTAATTAAGTTATATCAAACTCCTCTAAAATACGAGTCTTGCACTCTTCATTCCAACCCATACATCGAAACCTATTAACAATCTCACGCACCGTATCCTCAGAAACCTTATCCGCAGGGATACTGGCAAAAACCTTATTCCGACCATCAATAAATTTCTGAATAATATAATGCCTATTCACCAAAGTATAATTCTTAGGTTTAACCTTTAACCTGTTAATCTCAAACTTAATCTCAGGTGTAATAACCCAATCATTGGATAAACATAATGCTGCAATATACTTAGCATCTTCCTCAGATTCAAACTTACCCACATGCTGATAAATACCAGCAGTCTGTTTCTGCACAGTAAACTTACCATCACGAGTTTGGCGGTAAAATTTAGCAGTAGTTGAATTCATATGTCTGACATCAGGAATATCGCCATTATTCCTTGCTTGATTACGCATATGACTATATTCTCTACCATTCAGACCATGTATGCGGCGGACATCATGAGCTGTTAAATTCAAATTATTATAATCACTTACAAAATCCTCATAAACAGTCATACTACATCATTCCTAAACTTTTTCTTTTGGTTGGGTTATTAACAACAGGTGTTTCTTTTTCTTCGGGTTTTAAAACATTCAATATACGGGAATTATTATAGTTAATGCATAAACTGTAAAACAAGAACTCATCAATATTCAAATGCTTAAAACCTTTATATGCTTGTCTAATTTGACTGAATAACTTACGATTACCGTTACTTTGAATACTTAACAATAACATATATGCATCATTAGCTTTCAAACCAGTCAAGTTATCATTAATGATCAATGTATTATCCTTCCTGATACGGACATCAATATTCTTACTATTTTCACAAAACTTGCCCATAATCTCATCAAAAGTACCTACACGCAGATTGTAAATAACTTTGGATAAGTAAACATAGTTACTGCCGATTGCGGAATATAACTTATTGAATTGTTTAAATGTTAAATCATTCTTAATCTCATTCAAATATAATAAGCAAGGTAATGAAATTTTAAAGTCCAGACGGTAACCTTGTTTTATGGTATGAGTAATATGTCCGGTTTCATTAATCTTGACATTATTGAATAAAATCTGTTGTTTTGGATTAACTGTGAATAATAAGTCATCAGGATTATTTTTAACATTATTCGGTTTAACCTCATTATCCTTTTTGGAAGCATGGATTTTATCAAGTCTTGCCTGTACTTTCTCATTATGCTTAGGGTCTTTCAAGAGTAATAAGTCATCATGGTTTTTTTCACACATATAAGTTAATTCCTGAGTATTGGATTTTACTTTTTTCATATCCTCTTGCAGTTCCATGATGTATTTATGTGCTAAGTGTAATCCCTTGCCTTTTCTTTCAAAGTCTTTCATTAATTGTGTAAATTCGTTTTCTAAATGTTTTACATTATCATTTAAAATCGCAAGACCTTTACTGAAATTATCAAATTCAGCATCACTAATACCCACACCACCAGTATTGGCAGTTTGGAATATTTTCATAAATCTTTCAACTTCCTCAATATCCTCAAATTGTAATAACATATTTTGTCAGCTCCTTTTATTATTTGTATTGCTTATATAACTCCATTGCATAAGAATACTCATCACATAACATAATCTTATCCTTACCAGCATAATAATGTAAAGTTTCCATCATTTCCCGCAACTCCTCAGGTTCACAACCAAGGACATTAGCAGACTTCACTAATGCAGGTTCATAAACAGTTTTACTATTCCTGTAATGAGACCAGACATTTAACCATGCCTTATTATTCTTACTGATAATCATCTCATCAGTTACATCTTTACTGTAATCTTTTTCAGTCAGTAAATGAATATTCAAATTAGATTCTTTCATATTATTTAACTCGTCCTGAATGTCAGATATAGGAAACTCACAGTCTCCTACGCCTAAATATTTTTCAAGACATATACTAACAAAAGCAGACAAATTCGGTATCTCCACTTTTGCCTTATTCAATAACTCTTCCTCAATCTTTATTGTAGTTGTTTTTTTCAACTTAAATCACCTTGTTTTTAATATTTTTTTTAACATTACTCAATGCAGTATTTAAAATCTCTTTACTATTCTTTAAACCTAATCCATAACAGATGACACCGATTTCATGTTTAATGTCAGATAATAACAAATCATCAACACTGGTTAAATCATACTGTTTCATTTTAGCAATAATCATATTCTCAGCATCATTCAAAACTTGCATCTCTGCATCAGACATGACACTTTCCAAAGTACCGGCAGTTTCCGGAGTCAGACCAATAGTTTCTAATGCATTGCAGTAAATACGGATTGCACATTCAGCATCAGTTTTCACCGCAACATCTCGCAGTTCACATTTTGCTCTTTCAATTGTCAAGCGTTCTAATGCTCCAAGGTCACGGGCAGTGATTGGTTTTGCAGCATCAGATTGCAATGCCGCTTGCCTTGTATTCACATAGAAATCAACTAATAATTTTTTAGCTGACTCATCAAGTCGTGGGAATATTTCCAGTTTTGCATAAGTTACATATTTCTTAAACAATTCTGGTTCGATAATATCAACATCATCAAGTAGATCATGTTTATTCAGCAGACTTGTTGCAAGTTCGGTATCGTGTTCAACTTCAATCTTATCATTCAAAGCAAATACTAAGTCGAACCTTGACAATGTTGATTCCGGAATATTGATTTGTTCTTTGGTGTCTTTGAATTTATTAAACCTGCTGTATTTTGGATTGGCAATTGCAAGTATACTTGTCCGTGCAGTCATAGTTTGCACTAATCCTGCTTTTGCCGGACTTACACTTAGCTGCTCCATCGGTTTATTCAAACTCTTTTGAGCACCTTTACTTAACTTGTCAAACTCATCAATACATAACAGACCAGTATCTGCTAAGACTACACTTCCTGCTTGAAGTGTCCAAGCACCAGTCAGTTCGTCCTTGACTGCACTTGTGGTTAGTCCTGCTTTACTGGTGTCCGCACCATCAATGTCAATGAACTTCGGAACCCTTTTCTTTAATGCAGTAATGATTTGAGATTTACCAATACCAGGGTCACCAATCAATAATATGTGAGTGGTCCATCTGTCCATTGTTTCATGTTTAAAAACATCTTGGTCTGGTCTGTAACCTTCAAACAATTGCAAGACAAGACCCTCTTTAACAGTTTCATATCCCACGATTTCAGGTGCAATGCTTTTAACTAATCTGTCATAAATATTCGGTTCTTGACTGAGTTTAATAATCTCTTCTTTATCCTCCTCAGTTAAACGATAATCCTCAAATGCATTATTTACAGGATTAATATTATGCAGATTAATCAAAAATTCAAAGTCATTTTTCTTATTGGTTTTATCAGTTTGTTTCACTTGAAATTCACCAAGTATATCCACAACATCACCCGCTTTGAGTTTATGCTGAGGACTTGCCAAATAATCTTGCATGTAACCTTTGAACTCCCTTGTATTTCCACCAGTTCTTAGTTCTAATGGTTCCTCTAATTTAACATACCTGTAATTACGGAACTCACTTAACTCCTGATTCAAACGGAATGACCGACCACCACACTCAGGACACAATGAAGGTTCCACGAGAATATTATCATTAATATCAATTTGAATCAATCTCATGCAACTACGACATTCAAAAGTAGCAGTTTTCAGACCAGGTGTTGGGTCAGTAATGTTTTTAATCATTGCTTTTGCAGAAATAGTATCTCCGGCATAACTTGCATCAAGGTCATGCAGTAATGTGTTCGGTGGCACATCTTTGATTTTAATTGTTATCCATGTTTTAGGATTGTTTTTAATATTGATTTCTTTTTCTACATCAAGGATAATGTTATTGTAATTGTCAATGTCAAAAAAATTAAGATTAATGGAATTGAGGAAGTAATCATTTAGCAAAGTATAATCTACATCTAACCTTGCTGGTCCTTTCAATTCCATTAACTCTTTTTTATGATATTTTTCTATATATTCAAGAAATACTTCATTTGGTTTTAGTTTTTTCATGAATATATAACCCCCAATTTTACATTAAATCCTTTTTATTCGATTTTTACTTGTTTGTTATTAACACGGACTACATAGAAACTGTTAAAACTAAATGTACCGTTTCTTTCAATGTTTTGAATGGCCATGACTTTTAAATTACCAATGAAATCAGTAAATTGTTTCAGATTCACATTCCTGAATACATTTTTACCTTTGGTGCTGCCTTCATTTTCAAGTTCAAGAATGGATTGTACAAGGTCAAATAATACACTACCTTTAACAATACGGTCCACTTTGTAATCTGGTTTTTTCAAGTTAATGTTAATGTCAAGATATTGCTCTTCCTCATCATTTACTAATACTAATCTGATTTTGTGGACTGTTTTTTCTTTTGGGTTGCCGTGGTCATCAAATTCGTTTTCATCTGTAAATGTTGAGGTTAAAATACCGCTAACTTGTGGTTTTCCAGTAAACACTTCTTTATTGGATAAATCTTTTAATCTGTATCCTGCGTATCCATCAGGGATTTCAATCATTTCCTCATAATCCATATCTAATGTAAACATACTTGTTGGTTCATCGAAACTCATTCTAATAATCCTCCTTCAACTTTCATTTGAACTCTTTTATTGTTAATTAAATCATTAATAATGACTAATTTGTCTTTGTATTTTTTAATCTCCTCATTCGCAGTATTGATTTTATCCTCAAACTCCTGTAAATGTGGTTTCATTACGGCATCTTTATCTGCAATTGTTGGTTTAGTGGTAATGTTTAACTCTTTTTTAAAATCAATGGTTCTTAATAACTCATCTTTTTTAGCTTTTAAATCTTGTTTTGTCTTAAACAAATCTTTTTCTAATGGATTTTGTTTTTCAAACATGATAAACATTTTTTCATACACTAAATCATCAAGGGATAAGTTAAAAATACTTTTAGTGATTCCCATTTCTTTTGCACTTTCTGAGATTTCATACTCAGGAATTACAATCATTTTTTTCTGATCCACTTTTACAACAATTGGCTCAGCATCTTGTTGCAGGTCTTTTTTTTCTGTCATATCTTGTCAGCTCCATTTTTTTTATAATTAAAAAATATTATTAATAGACCAAAAGAATGGTCTAAAAATAAACTTAAAAATTTAGTCATTTTTGAAGGAAGGCATCTCCTCAGCAGGTGTTGCATCATAACCTGCCATTTTCATAATCCAACCAAGTGCCATACGGTACGCCTTACCCAATGCACGGGTTTGTGCCATGCTCATCATGCTACTGGTGTCTTTTTGAAATCCTTCTTTGGTTGCTGATGCCTCAGTCTGAGACAATACAGTTCCACCAACGATTTCACCGTTTTCCATGACTGGATTACGGTATAATGTTGCACGAGCTTTGTACCCTTTGATTCTACCTTGCTTGTCAAGTATTTCGTCAATGACTTTTGTCACTGGTACGATGCCTAAAAAGGTTCCCAGGACTTCCCAACCCTCAGTTAAAACATAAGGTTGTTTAGGGTCTTTTTTATTTAATCCGTATTTTACAAGTTTTTGTGTTTCAATGACATCTTTTAAGCAGTCTGCAACACCTGTTGCAATACTTACTTTTTGTCTCATTGAAATTTCCGGATTTAATATTTCATAATCTGCTAATGCACGAGCATTTTCAGTTACTGGTGCAATTGCAGTTTCAGTTACATCATCATCAGTTTTTTCAATTAACTCTTCGTCAGATACGATTTCAACATCGTAACTTTCAACTTTCTCATCTTTTTCGCTGATTTTATCGGCAGTTACAAATACTGCATCATCATCATTAAAACTCATATGCTTAATCTCCTTGTAATTCTAAAATGTCATCAATACTGTGTAATAAACTTCTTAAAGTATTTGCTTGTCTTGCAGTATCCTCTTGTAGTTTATTAATGCTTTTTAATTTTAATTGAGTTTCTTTTAACTCTTTTTTCACTTCTTTTTTAACAGATTCTAATCTTTCAATATCCACTTAAATCACCACTCATTAAATCATTCGGATAACTATTTCCTAACTGGAAAACCCATATGCAGATAAAGAACAATGTTACTAATGCTAATAATAAAATAAAAGTCCAGTTAAGTCTTTCCAAGTGTATTGGTTCTTTTTGTTTATACAATGAGTTTACCGGTTCCACTTTTCTTGGTGAGAATAAATTAATCAGTAACAGATAAATCAATTTAAAAATCATAATTCCATCTCCAAATAAAATAACACCCACAACATTTTACCATCAACAATAAAACTCATGGACTCACCATTTCATAATTCGGAAATAAATCGGATAATTCCTTGTGCCTCTGAAAGTAACTGACAAAATCATAATCAACTCCATCAGTAAAATCATTATCCTCTGCTTTGATTAGTTCTTTAATAAATCTGTCTTTCAGTTTCTGAAATCCAACTAACCATGCTTTACCTTTTCTCCATTTAATAAAACCAGTGTCGGACTCTTCACACATATACATCAAAGGTTTTAAATCTTTATGCACATGTGCAACAAATCCTTTTCTTTTACGATTACTATATACTAACACAGTATCATTGTCAGGATTAACATAAATAATACGGTGTTTAGTATTTCCTTTTGCAACTCTTATGCAGCCATCATGATCAAGTATGCCATGATAGTTTTCTTTAAATGAGTTGCTGTTTTTTGCAACTTGTGTCATGTTTTATCAGCTCTTTAAATTCTAAATCCTCAATATCCATTGCGGATATTGTTGAGGTTTTTTCGTAGTCTAATTCATCTAAGTATGCTTCTATTGTTCCCTCAATGATTTCATCAGGAGTATATACAATAGGAGGTTCCGGAGGAGCACTATAATACCAGTCATCAGTCATGATACGGGTCTCCTCAATCTTTTTTCTGGATTTTAGGTTTGAGTAACCTGTCCAGTTGTTTTTTCTGGTCTTGTGTGATAAAGTAACCACTTTGACCTTTGTAGTTTATCTTTTTCATAATTGGTCGCACTCCCTAAAAATTTATTTAGGTTGTCATGATTAATATTTCTCGTTTGAGTTATATTAATCTAATTATTATTTTTGTATTTACTGTATATATATTTAACTATTCGAATATTGGAATATTCACATAATAATACCATTTAAATATACTAATATACAAATATTAATATATGGAAGTGATTATATGAGTGACATAGATAAAATAACAATAAGAGTTCCAACGGAACTAAAAAAAGAGCTGCAAATAATTGCAATACAAAATGACACCAACATGTCTGAAATAATCAAGGAATTATTAACAGACTATGTTAATAGTAAACTATATAACAAACAATAACCTAAAAATAGTAACAAGGTTATTATTATGAATTGGGTTAAAATTGTTTGCAAAGGTTTATTCATATTTTCATTGTTTGGTTGCACTGTAATATAAATACTCTTTTTCTAAATTATATTTTATACCAATTTCACTTTAATAATCTGGAAAGGATTATGTAATTTGAAAAAAACAACTATAAAAGATATTACATGTTTTGTCAGCTCTAAAAAAGAAACATATAACTATTTTTTTAATAGTTTTTTTTCTTTTTTACATACCCTTTTTTTTTATCCTGAAATATTTATCACCACCATATACTCTTATTTTTTCACATCATCAATATAAAACATCATTGAGAGAGAGCATTTGGAAAGTATTATTCATCAAAAATATACCACTCCTTAATGTCATCAATGTCTTTCTGCATCTTATCAAACCGTTCTTTCAACTCAATATTCTCTTGCTTAATAAGTAAATACTCATCTGAATAAACATCAATCTCACGGACATCAGTTAAAATAAGCACACCTTCTAATGCTTTAACATACTCATTCCTTAAAGTTTCCTCATCTTCAAAGAAATATACATCATCAACACTACCATTTGACTTACCTTGCAAAACATTAACAAGATACCTTGACATACCATATTTTTCCAACTGCGATGCATGAAACTTCCTGAGCATATGACCACGGAACCGATTAAAAGTTCCTGCTTTACCAAGTCCAAGTGCATTATTCAAATCATTAAACTTCACATCAAAATGACTATTACTAATCTGAAACAGTTTGTCTGATGCTTTCAGCAATGGTCGATGGTATCTTTTATTTCTCTTATCCCTTATCCTCAGATAATTAATGATTTCATTCACTGCCTCAGGACTGCAAAATGTAATGAAATATTTATTAGTCTTACTCCGGCGTAACTTAAATGCCGGTATAATATTCTCTTCACATTCACTGAGTATATCCAATGCAGTATTCATATCATCTGATTGATGATAAGGATAAGTCGCAGTAATAAAATCTTGAATGGATAAACTTAAACAATCCACACGACTCATGCCGGTGCTGACCAGGAATAAGATTAAAGCTCGCATCTTGGGTTCTGATAATTCAACAGCATCACGGATAATCTGTCTTGTTGGTAAATCATCAGCAGTAATGGGTTCACTTACATTAGCATTTTTAAGATTCCATGCTGGAAGTTTACCGATTTCAATTTCATGATGACTGTAAAAACCTTTGACTGCTTTCACATATGATTTTGCACTGGATAGTTTCATATGGTCTTTGCAGTAGATCATGTAATTAATGAGTCGATGTTTTAGTTTTCTGCGTTTCCATCTGATGCCGTCATCTTCCTCAGTATCTGCTTCCATTATCAAGTCATGCAAACTTAGTCCTTGAAATGTACTGTAATGATTTAACATGTATCTCATGCTTTTTTCTGTTTTTTTTCCAAGTCCTCTTGTTGTAATATATTCTTGCAAGTAATATTCATTTGATGTCATAGTTTGGTCCCCGTAATATTATTATCTTTTTTTTTAATTATCAAAAATTTTGCAAGAGAGCATTTGAAAACTAATCATATTTTTGGAAAATACATGATTTTCAAAGTATTTGTTATTGAGAAATGATGTTATTTTCATATATTTTCCAGTAAATTTTTCATGCTACTTCTGGTGGATATATTTATCAGATGTATTATTTAAAAAATAGTATAAAAAAAATTGTTCGCTCCGTATGGAACGAACAATAATTCGTGTTTTATTTCGGAGTGTAGAAATAGCAATATATTATATACAAACACGAGAACTTGAACCTAAACTTATTGACTTTTTTTGTAAGTAACTAAAAAAAATTGTTATTCGCTTTTGGGACCTTAACAACAATGGAACACTCAGGAAAAAAATATTGTTGTCCCCTTTTTTCCATCATAGCACTTTTTTATAAAAAAACAACAGAAAATATAAAAGAGGGAAAAAAATGAAGTTTCCTTGTTTAAAAAGATAGTAAAAAAAACAAGGAGACTTCAAATTCTTAGCTGCGATGAAAAAATCAATTTTTTTCCTTTATATGTCCTTTTTTTTATTTTACTTACAATTATAATATATGTACTCGTTTATTATTAAAGTTCAAATTAATGAACCACTTAAAACAAGTTAAAATGATGCACACCAGTAATCTTAGACCTTTCACCATCAATACAAGCAACCTCAGACACTAATAACAAAACATCATCACCTTTTTTCGCAATGATTTCAGCAGTAGTATTCAGATGATCAACATTCACATCAACATTATCCCTTGCAGCAAAACATGATCCAACTGGTTCAATTTTCAGTTCCTGAAATGTAATGTCATATGACTCAACTTTTTTGGAGTTTTCAAATTCAAAATATTTCAGACTGATTGCTGTACTGTCACGATGTGTTGTGATGACATCTGATATTTCCGTGCCTTCCGGCAGTAATTCCCGTATGACATCATTGTAACTTTTATGTCTATCGTTTTTTAGTTTGTCAAGTTTGTCTTTTACTTCACGAGTTACTTTGATTGTTGTTATTTCACTCATATAATTCCCTCCTTAAACCTTCAAGGGCATCTTTAACACCAATCCAATAATCCCGATTTGTTCCATTAGGCATTTCACGAGTACCTAAAATAAACTCATCAGCACCCTTAACATAATAATCAATGAATGATTTTGTTTTAAGGTATATACCCAACAATTCTATTGAACTTGACCGCCATTCATTTTTTTGAGTATTTAAAACATTTAATGCCTTAACAAGTTGTTTTGTCCTAAATTCACCACAGACTCTTGAAACAAGTTTATTCTCAGGATTAAGAATATCATAATAAATTCCATTATTATCAATCATGCCGACCTTTCGCATTGTAAATTTTTCATCTTTCATTGATATATGCCTCCTTTATTGATACATTCTTTAACTGCTGAATCCAGATTAAATTTCATTTGCCACCAAAAAATCTCCGGCCATTGCAGATAAAAATCATCAGGATTAGACTGTTTAACATTAATATTAATAGTTAAATTCATAATCTCAACCCTTCCGTATCCTCAGTTATAACATCACCATCAATAAATGGTTTTTCACATTCAGGACACCATAACCTTGTATAACTTAATCGTTCCAATGGATAATCACAGACAGGACAATAATAACTAAAATCTGATGCTTTCCAATGGTCACAATAATCATTTTTCACAATGTCTGCATCTTTCAAGCTACAATGTATCATACCGGCATGAATTGACATGCAAGAATATTTACAATTATAACATCTCTTTTTACGGATTTTCGGTTTTATCATTTATATTCCTCCATAAAATCAACATGCCTCGCAGCATTCACATCTAACAATCTCTCAACATCATCATGACCAACCAACTTGGAAGCTACCAAACACTCAACCATCATGAAACCATACCCATAACGGACAAACAAATGATAATTATTATCAATCAAACCAAGGTCAATACTTTTCAAAGGCATATTACATAAACATGATTCCAGTAAACCACAAGTAAAAACAGACTCATACCCAAAACACTTAACCAGTACATGCTCAAAATGATAATCATCTTTGAAACAATCAGCAAAAACTTTTAAAGGTATAGTCAGATACCTTGCCTTATCTAATTCATTATCCAACTTATGCATACCACACCAATAATAACTTTGACTGTACTCTTTCCAATCAGGATTATTAAAATCAACATGGACATTATTTTCAGATAATTGTTTCTGATCCACTATGATAGTGTTGGGTTTGCTGATTTCATACTGTTGAAAATATGCTGGGTCTATTGTTATTTTGATGTATACTGTATGACTTCGGTTTATGGTTCTGAGTATTGCCTTGTCTTGATTAAATGTGAATGTCCCATATTCACCGTTAAAGTCATGGGTTTCCGGTAATAATTGGATTAATTCTCGGAATTTGGTTAAGTTAATTATATTATAATTACTCATAATTATTTCACCTACCTGAAAAATGCGCTGCTCATATCAACATCATTAAAATTAAATATAAACCTATCACCATCACAAGATGTATGTAAAAATTCACATTCAAATTCATCACAGAAATCACTTAATACACGAATATCAAACTTAAAATCCAAACGAATATCACGATTACCATTTAAAAATTCATTTGTGTAATATGTCATGTTTTTTTCTAATCCAAAAGTATCACCAAAAGTTAATACTCTAACATGCACATCGTATTTTTCTAAAAAATAATTGATTATAGCATATTTAAAATTCTCAATAATCTGCAAATGTTTGCTCCTGTAACTAATGCTTTCTTTTAACTCTTTCACAACTTCTTTATTATCATACATAAATTTCACCTTTTTAATTTATATTTATATCTTAAACAACAATCCAATTGCTCTGAAACAATAAACAAACAATCCTTATCAATATAATCCTCATAATCCAAATCCAAATCATCACATTCCCTTAACTTATTAAGTATACGATGCACCAGAACACGGGTCTTATCCTCAACATTCCAGTATTGATTATTTTCAAGATTACGAGGTTTATAAAAGAAATCATCTAACCTGTCCTCATATTTTTTACTATAATAATTATTCTCATCATTTGGTGCATAAATATACTCAAAATATCTGCCACAACCAAAATATTGTTCTGCAAATGAATATTTAATCCTGTAATCCCAAAGATGCACATTAAACTCATTGCAGAAACGACTATGCCAATACTTAGTCCATAAATCCATGTTATCAACACGGACATGAATAAGTATACTATCACCATCTAATGCAGGATAGGTATCAGTTTCAATACATACATAATGCCTTTCCAAATCAACATTATCACAAAATAATCTTTCAAAATCACTTAATTTATGCGCAAGACTCTCTTGTAACACATTCATTGATTGCAGATAAGTATTACCCATCATCAACACTCCTTTTTAAAATATCATCTAAACATTCAAGACAATTACACTTAATCATGATTTCCTCAGAACCAATAACCTCAATAATCAATTCAAAATACCTGCTGAACCAATCATCAACATTAACCTCAACATATGCGACATCATCAAAAGTTAAATCCTCAGCATTATGCCTGAAAGTAAGATAATGTAACTTACGATTAATGATAACATATTCCATGAAAGGTAAATTAACATAACCTGTAATTTCATCATCAAAGTTTCGGCAGATTAACATTCCCACAGGTTGATCATCTATTTTTCTCATTTCAATTTTCATTTATTCCACCAACATTTTTTTAATTTTTAATAACCCCTTCTTTTTCCATTTCCTGAAACAACCAATCACGATATTTTTGAGGTGTTAAACCTTTATTTTTGAATGAATACTTAATTAATTCATTATCAGGTTTAACAATTAAAAAATCATATACTTTATCCGCATCTTTTTTATCAGCATAAGTTCCGAAGGAATAGTTGCTATTATTAATCCTCTTATAAACAGTATATTTTCCATTATATAGGTAAATATGTAATTTTGCAGTTACTTTTGAGTTTGAGTATTCAATACCAAATTTATTATATAATTCTTGTTTATATTTACTGGCAACTACATTTGAATTGTTTTTAGATAATTCAAATAACTTCTCATACTCTCCACCCGAATAAGCAAGTAACTTATCCTCAACCTCATCAATATGCTCAGGTGAATGACTGGAAAAATCTAAATCATCAAAATATAATCGTATACCATTTCTTTGTTTTACTCTTTTAAAATTATCCTTAGGATTAACAGTTTCCTCAAAAGGAGTATGCATAAGTTCCGGTTCGTCCAAATCAATAGTTAAATAACCTTTATCAATCATCAAATTTTCAAGAAACTCATTAATAATGAGAGTTAAGGAACGAGGATTATCCTCGTCCATCTCATATTTATCCAAAGCATCAACAGTTTCCTCATTGATTCTAAAAGTGTATTCTTTTAATCTCATTCCAATCATGCCCTTGTTTATATGCTTCAAATGCCATATTCATTACATTAACATACCAATGATAATATAATGGAGTATATCCGTAACCTTTTTCATTATTCCTTCTTTTTAAATCATGGAATAATCCACTATCTGTTTCTTTTGATGTATTCACATAATGATATAACTTAGGTAAAAATTCACCAAAAGTTTCCAAATCGGTTTGTGGAGATATATTCATATACAAAAATACACTGTAAAATTGAGTTATATTCAAAGTTGATTCAGATTTCACTAAAATTTTATTTAATGAGTCCAAAGTCTTTTTAACTTGTGTTACCCAACTTTTAGTTAATGGAACTACACGATATAATTCTAATTCTTTTAAAAGTTGATTATTATTATAACAAGTAACTTCCTTGCTGTATTTTTCATAATCTCTAATAAACAAGCACATTCTGGACAAATAAGTATATTCATTATATCTGCGTTTTCCGTTAATGTAATCCCAGATGTTATGTTTTTTCAATGGTTCTAATGTTTTCATTAATGGACTTCCTTGCATTGCATGGATTCTTTCACCAATTTCTACATTAACACCGCTGCTGTTTCTTCTGATAAAGTAAGTGATTGCTTCCTCATCAGACATGTTTTCTAAGATGTCCACAGATATTTTTACACCCATTAATGCACCGTAAATAATAGGTTCGTCTTTCTTTAAATCGCTGCAAGTTTTACCTGTAAGTTCAGGATTATATACTCCGTTGATTTTGAAAGCATCATCATTTACAAATGGTGCAATTGCGGTTAATACTCTTTGTTTACCATCGACAAGTTCGTAATCGTCATTGCCAAGTTTCCTTACTGTAATTGGTGGGACATTTTCACCACCAAATCCTATGATGGTTTCCATTAGTTCTTTTTTGATTGGTAATGTCCAGATTTCTCCTCTTTGATATGGTGCATCATGTAATTTTCCTTGTTTGACCAGTAGACTTATGTGTTGTATTGTCCATTGGCCTTGTGTTTTATGCACGGTTGAGTTCATTTGTCCTGCTATTCTTATTTGCATTTCGTCATGAGTTTCGATATGTTTTTCTTTGTTTTTTTTACGACTTTTTTTTGACATGTTATTGTCAGCTCCATAATTTTATTCATACTATTAATAAAATAATATGATAAGTATATTTATGTTTTAATAATATATAAAAGTATATGTTAAAGTATACTATAAATATTAAAAAAAAATAAAATAAACGGTAACACACCCCCTCACAATACAATAAATATGTAAATACTGTAAATACATATTTACAATAATACACAACACACACTATAAAGAAAAAAAAATAAGACCAGGAAAAAAAACATAAACTTTTTCATGATCTCATAAAACAACACGCTTAGACTTCCAACACTCACCACCAAACCACAACTCAACAAAATCACCTTTACCATACTGCAATGAATGACTGGTCAAAATCTTCATTTTAACCGGATACCGTTTAACGACCTTGACCTTCTTAGTAACAACTTTCTTAATCCTGTAATTATCTGAATCAAACTCATCAACAATATCCCAACCATCATAATATTGATTATCCCAATACTCCCATGATGGCACAATATCATACTTGGCAACTTTCTTATTCTTATAATAAGACACAGTTTTATACTTACCAGTTTTAACAGTAACTGATTTAGATTTATGTTGTTTTTTAGCAGTTTTTAATTTTTTATATTGTTTGTTGGAAATTTTACCTTTATATTTTCCGTACTTGAATGTCTTTGATGCAGCTACATCACCAGCACCAACAATCATACCAACACAGAAAATAAAAAGAATGATTAAAATAACAGACTTGTTATTCATAAAACTAAATCTGTTATATCATCTATTAAATATTTACTATGCCTTTCAAAACCATCACTAACATGATACTGCAAATATAGATAGAACAAGTCATTTTGCAAGACTAAACAAATCTGAAACACATTACTAATCTCATCATTATTCACAGTAACCGTAACATCATCACAAGAATAAGTTATAGACTCCTGCTCATACAATGCAGATTTAATATTCATGACATGACGATTATCACTAAGACTAACCTCTAAAACTTTAATAACACCAATCAAATTCATAACCAAACTACCTATTCACATTAACCATAAACCATGATGGATTAGTCGCAAGTAACTTACCATTACTGCACCAGATTTCAGTCAATGCCTTACCATTCGCAGACACAACACACGCAGGGTCACGACGAATCCACTTACCACCAGTATGTTTAGCATGTCTTAACTTTAATCTGACATGACCCTCACCACTTGACTGACATCTGACATGCTCAACAATAACATCATAACCCAACGCTTTTGCAATATGCCAGAACAAATGACATGCATCAGTACAGTTTGGTTTTTGACCACCATTTTTCAGATGGTCAATAGTTTGTTTGTTGCTAAGGAAGTCATCAAAGTATTTACCATATCCACGGTCTTTAACTTTACCTAATGCCTCATCAATAGTTTTAACAGCACCAAATACTTTTACAAAATATTTAAATACAGTGTCATTTGATTGTATTGGACTTGCAGTATTCTTTTTGATTATTCCACTATTGAATTTGCAGGTATTTGGTAAACGATTATTTTTATCACTGAACAATATTATCCTACTGAATGCATCAACTAATACTAATGGGTGAATTTTTGTATTTTTGAATAATGCATAATTCGGTGCTCTTGATTCCTTGTTTATGAATGAATTTGTAGTTTTACATATGGTAATGTAATTTTCCTTTTTAATGTCGGTGTTGATTTTGTCACCGGTTGGTGCTGGTGCATTGCTGATTGTTTTATTTGTAACTTTTGATTTATTATTTACAATGGCATCTGCAAAGATGCTGATTAATTTACCATAATTGTATTTTACATTATCGACTTTTACACTTGCCGGTACATTCTTATTTTTGGTTATATACTCTTGGGTTTTTTCTGCAATCTTTATAATTTTCTTATCCATAACCATTCCTCCCATTTATTTTATTTTGAATAGATAATTATCCTGATACTCATTCTGAGTACATCTGCCATTAGACAAATAAGGACAATGATTATAATTTTTCTTACAAGTTTGCCTATAACAGCAACCTTCACAAATATTCTCATCTGACATATTTTTATCCTATTGCTATAATATTACTGGAATCACCATCAATAAAAACAATAATACAAGTATTGCCAATTACTGGTGTTCCGATGCATTCAACATACTTAAAAACAGTCTCATCATCTAAACGGACATCAATAAAACCATTATCATAAATTTTATTGATTTTGCCTTTTTTCGGTGCAGGGTTATCATTTGAATTTGCCCTGACAACTTTTATGATCTCATCAATTAATTCGTTTGGCATGGAAAAAATCACCTCTGCTAAAAAAAATATAATAAAAAAAATAAAAGGTTGGTATGGGATTTGAACCCATGATATACTGCTTACAAGACAGTCGCCTTATGCCTGACTAGACTAACCAACCATTAAAATAAAAAAAGTATAATAAGGAAAAAAAGTCATTAAAGAGTTACATTATAATCTTGACCATAGAAATTCAAGTTAATATTAATTGTAAACTCCTCATGCTTAATTTCCTTATGTATCTTACCAATAGTCACATTATCCATAACAGACATGTAAACTTTCTTAAACTCCTCAGGATTAGTTTTAATATAAGTCGCATGTACAATATCACGACTACGACCTTGCAACAAGTCAATATTATCCTCACTTAAACCAATA